GTGGAATATGCGGCAGCTGCTTCTGAAAGCGTGGTCAGAAGGTCTGGCGATGCCGGAATCGTTGTCACATATCACGACGGAATCACAGTGGAGAAGCCTGGTGCTGAAAGCCGGCGGAAAATACTGGCATGTGTACATGTCGAAGAAGACAGCCGGAGGGCGGAATACGGCACGCTACCTGGGTCGTTATCTGAAGAAGCCACCAATAGCGGCTTCCCGGCTGGCGCATTACAACGGAGGAGCGAGTCTGAGCTTCCGTTACCTGGACCACAAAACGGGAGAAACGGCGACGGAAACGCTGACACAGCGGGAGCTGGTCGCGAGGCTGAAACAGCACATCCCGGAGAAGTTTTTTAAGATGGTGAGATACTTCGGGTTCCTTGCCAACCGGGTGTGTGGAGAGAAGCTGCCGCAGGTGTACCGTGCTCTGGGGATGGATAAGCCGGAACCAGTGGCGAAAGTGTGCTATGCACAAATGGTGAAACAGTTCCTGAGTCGTGACCCGTTCGAATGCGTGCTGTGTGGCGGCCGGATGGTATACCGCCGGGCCATTGCGGGGCTGAATGTATCAGGGCTGAAGAAAAACGCGCGGGATATCAGTCTGCTGAGGTATATGCCGGCCTGACACAGGCTAAGTGTGCCCGGGAATCGGTGCAGGTATAAAAAACAGCCTGTTACGGTATAAAAATCGACCATGCAGAGAGAGAAACCACCGGAGTGGAGGGAAAAGCAGAAAGGCTCACGTGGCATAAGGCGTGGACAGCGGTATCGTCTGGTTTTTCAATTTCCTATACGTGAACATGGTCTTCTCATCGAAAGCGTAGAATAATACGACTCCCTTCCAACCGGCTACGTTGGCCGGTTTTTCACTTATCCACATTATCCACTGGATAGATCCAATAATCAGGTCCATACAGATCCCAATTAGATCCATATAGATCCCTGATCGTTGCAGGCCGCGCCACGTCTGGCTTAGAAGTGTATCGCGATGTGTGCTGGAGGGAAAACGATGTGTGCTGGAGGGATAAAAATGTGTGCTGACGGGTTGCTAATGTGTGCTGGCGGGATATAGGATGTGTGCTGACGGGAAAGCCTGGGTAGTTATCACCACTTATAAAAACTATCCACACAATTCGGAAAAAGTAATATGAATCAATCATTTATCTCCGATATTCTTTACGCAGACATTGAAAGTAAGGCAAAAGAACTAACAGTTAATTCAAACAACACTGTGCAGCCTGTAGCGTTGATGCGCTTGGGGGTATTCGTGCCGAAGCCATCAAAGAGCAAAGGAGAAAGTAAAGAGATTGATGCCACCAAAGCGTTTTCCCAGCTGGAGATAGCTAAAGCCGAGGGTTACGATGATATTAAAATCACCGGTCCTCGACTCGATATGGATACTGATTTCAAAACGTGGATCGGTGTCATCTACGCGTTCAGCAAATACGGCTTGTCCTCAAACACCATCCAGTTATCGTTTCAGGAATTCGCTAAAGCCTGTGGTTTCCCCTCAAAACGTCTGGATGCGAAACTGCGTTTAACCATTCATGAATCACTTGGACGCTTGCGTAACAAGGGTATCGCTTTTAAGCGCGGAAAAGATGCTAAAGGCGGCTATCAGACTGGTCTGCTGAAGGTCGGGCGTTTTGATGCTGACCTTGATCTGATAGAGCTGGAGGCTGATTCGAAGTTGTGGGAGCTGTTCCAGCTTGATTATCGCGTTCTGTTGCAACACCACGCCTTGCGTGCCCTTCCGAAGAAAGAAGCTGCACAAGCCATTTACACTTTCATCGAAAGCCTTCCGCAGAACCCGTTGCCGCTATCGTTCGCGCGAATCCGTGAGCGCCTGGCTTTGCAGTCAGCTGTTGGCGAGCAAAACCGTATCATTAAGAAAGCGATAGAACAGCTTAAAACAATCGGCTATCTCGACTGTTCTATTGAGAAGAAAGGCCGGGAAAGTTTTGTAATCGTCCATTCTCGCAATCCTAAGCTGAAACTCCCCGAATAAGTGTGTGCTGGAGGGAAACCGCATTAAAAAGATGTGTGCTGCCGGGAAGGCTTGTCCAATTTCCTGTTTTTGATGTGCGCTGGAGGGGAACGCCCCTCAGTTTGCCCAGACTTTCCCTCCAGCACACATCTGTCCATCCGCTTTTCCCTCCAGTGCACATGTAATTCTCTGCCTTTCCCTCCAGCACACATATTTGATACCAGCGATCCCTCCACAGCACATAATTCAATGCGACTTCCCTCTATCGCACATCTTAGACTTTTATTCTCCCTCCAGCACACATCGAAGCTGCCGGGCAAGCCGTTCTCACCAGTTGATAGAGAGTGAAGCTTGGCTGCCCATTGAAGCAGGAAATCACCAAAATGATTCAGGCTACAACCTGAACGTAGAAGAAATCCGCGTCCTTTATGCGTGGAGGATGCCAAAGCATGTTGTGACACACTTGGCAAAGGAGTAAGCATGCAGAGAATGCTATGTACAAGCATCTACGCATACATTATTATTTTATGCAGCATTTTTAATTAAATTCAAAAATACAGCATAAAGGATGACTTTCGATGAGTGATTCCAGCCAGCTTCACAAGGTTGCTCAAAGAGCAAACAGAATGCTCAATGTTCTGACTGAACAAGTACAGTTGCAAAAGGATGAGCTACACGCGAACGAGTTTTACCAGGTCTATGCGAAAGCGGCACTGGCAAAATTGCCTCTACTGACTCGAGCGAACGTTGACTATGCCGTAAGTGAAATGGAAGAAAAGGGTTATGTTTTCGATAAACGCCCTGCTGGCTCTTCAATGAAATATGCGATGTCAATTCAGAACATCATTGACATATATGAACATCGCGGAGTGCCAAAATACCGGGATCGCTACAGCGAAGCGTATGTGATTTTCATCTCCAATCTTAAAGGCGGTGTGTCAAAAACTGTATCGACGGTTTCTCTGGCGCATGCAATGCGTGCTCACCCTCATCTTCTTATGGAGGATTTAAGGATTCTGGTTATTGACCTTGATCCGCAATCTTCCGCAACGATGTTTTTAAGCCATAAACACTCTATTGGTATCGTAAACGCAACATCTGCACAGGCTATGTTGCAGAATGTAAGCCGTGAAGAGCTGTTAGAGGAGTTTATTGTTCCTTCTGTTGTACCTGGGGTTGACGTTATGCCTGCGTCGATTGACGATGCCTTTATTGCATCCGATTGGAGAGAGCTGTGCAATGAGCATCTACCGGGTCAGAACATCCATGCTGTCCTGAAAGAAAATGTGATTGATAAGCTGAAGAGCGATTATGACTTTATCCTCGTTGATAGTGGTCCTCACCTTGACGCCTTCCTGAAAAATGCTTTGGCCTCGGCCAATATACTGTTTACACCTCTGCCGCCAGCAACTGTCGATTTCCACTCATCGCTTAAATACGTTGCCCGCCTTCCTGAGTTGGTAAAACTCATTTCGGATGAAGGCTGCGAGTGCCAGCTTGCGACTAACATTGGTTTTATGTCCAAGTTGAGTAACAAGGCAGATCATAAGTATTGCCATAGCCTGGCTAAAGAAGTGTTCGGTGGGGATATGCTCGATGTCGTCCTCCCTCGCCTTGACGGTTTTGAACGTTGCGGCGAGTCTTTTGACACTGTTATTTCAGCTAACCCGGCAACGTATGTTGGTAGTGCTGATGCATTGAAGAACGCGCGAATTGCCGCGGAAGATTTTGCTAAAGCAGTTTTTGACCGTATTGAATTTATCAGATCTAACTGAGGAGTAAGAACCCCCCATGTCAAAGAAAAACAGACCAACAATTGGGCGAACCCTTAATCCTTCAATATTAAGCGGATTTGATAGTTCTTCAGCCTCTGGCGATCGAGTCGAGCAGGTATTCAAGTTATCAACTGGTCGCCAGGCCACATTTATTGAAGAGGTAATACCTCCGAACCAGGTAGAAAGCGATACCTTTGTTGATCAGCATAACAACGGGCGTGACCAGGCATCTCTTACGCCAAAATCATTAAAAAGTATCCGAAGCACTATTAAGCATCAGCAATTTTACCCTGCAATAGGTGTTAGACGGGCTACAGGGAAAATTGAAATTTTGGATGGTTCCCGGCGTCGAGCTTCTGCCATCTTAGAGAACGTAGGGTTGCGGGTTTTAGTCACGGACCAGGAGATCAGCGTTCAGGAAGCGCAAAATTTAGCGAAAGACGTTCAGACAGCATTGCAGCACAGCATTCGAGAAATAGGTCTGCGTTTGATGCGAATGAAAAATGATGGGATGAGTCAGAAGGATATTGCAGCCAAAGAAGGGCTGTCTCAGGCGAAGGTCACGCGTGCTCTCCAGGCAGCGAGTGCTCCGGAAGAATTAGTCGCCCTTTTCCCTGTGCAGTCGGAATTAACCTTTTCGGACTACAAAACGCTTTGTGCTGTTGGCGACGAAATGGGGAACAAGAATTTAGAGTTTGATCAGCTTATTCAAAACATATCCCCGGAAATAAACGACATCTTATCCATTGAAGAAATGGCCGAAGATGAAGTTAAAAATAAAATCCTGCGCTTGATAACAAAGGAAGCCTCACTACTCACGGATAAAGGTTCTAAAGATAAGTCCGTAGTTACTGAATTATGGAAATTTGAGGACAAGGATCGCTTTGCAAGGAAGCGCGTGAAAGGCCGTGCATTTTCTTATGAGTTTAATCGACTTTCAAAAGAGCTACAGGAAGAACTCGACAGGATGATTGGGCATATCCTTAGAAAGAGCCTCGATAAAAAGCCGAAGCCTTAAACTTTCGCCATTCAAATTTCACTATTAACCTACTGTTTTTAAAGTAAATCCATCTAAAATTTCAAGGTGAAATCGCCACGATTTCACCTTGGATTTTACCTTCCGCCCCTACTCCCGAAAAAAATAAAAAAATTGCTTGTCACGAGAAAGTCAACAAGTGACTTTCAATAAAATCTCTTCCGAAAAGGGATTCACACAAGTGCCTTGTGTTTAAGGAAGAGTAAATTGAGTAACTTACGCGAATACCAGAATCGTATTGCAGATATCGCAAAACGCTCTAAAGCTGTGCTTGGCTGGGCAAGCACTGCGCAGTTCGGTACTGATAACCAATTCATTAAAGATGATGCCGCGCGTGCCGCATCTATCCTTGAAGCTGCACGTAAAGACCCGGTTTTTGCGGGTATCTCTGATAATGCCACCGCTCAAATCGCTACAGCGTGGGCAAGTGCACTGGCTGACTACGCCGCAGCACATAAATCTATGCCGCGTCCGGAAATTCTGGCCTCCTGCCACCAGACGCTGGAAAACTGCCTGATTGAGTCCACCCGCAATAGCATGGATGCCACTAATAAAGCGATGCTGGAATCCGTCGCAGCAGAGATGATGAGCGTTTCTGACGGTGTTATGCGTCTGCCTTTATTCCTCGCGATGATCCTGCCTGTTCAGTTGGGGGCCGCTACCGCTGATGCGTGTACCTTCATTCCGGTTACGCGTGACCAGTCAGACATCTATGAAGTCTTTAACGTGGCAGGTTCCTCTTTTGGTTCTTATGCTGCTGGTGATGTTCTGGACATGCAATCCGTCGGGGTGTACAGCCAGTTACGCCGCCGCTATGTGCTGGTGGCAAGCTCCGATGGCACCAGCAAAACCGCAACCTTCAAGATGGAAGACTTCGAAGGCCAGAATGTACCAATCCGAAAAGGTCGTACTAACATCTACGTTAACCGTATTAAGTCTGTTGTTGATAACGGTTCCGGCAGCCTACTTCACTCGTTTACTAATGCTGCTGGTGAGCAAATCACTGTTACCTGCTCTCTGAACTACAACATTGGTCAGATTGCCCTGTCGTTCTCCAAAGCGCCGGATAAAGGCACTGAGATCGCAATTGAGACGGAAATCAATATTGAAGCCGCTCCTGAGCTGATCCCGCTGATCAACCACGAAATGAAGAAATACACCCTGTTCCCAAGCCAGTTCGTTATCGCGGCTGAGCACACGGTACAGGCGGCGTATGAAGCACAGCGTGAATTTGGTCTGGACCTGGGTTCCCTACAGTTCCGCACCCTGAAGGAATACCTGTCTCATGAACAGGATATGCTGCGTCTTCGCATCATGATCTGGCGTACTCTTGCGACCGACACCTTTGACATCGCTCTGCCGGTTAACCAGTCCTTTGATGTATGGGCAACCATCATTCGTGGCAAATTCCAGACTGTATATCGCGACATTATTGAGCGCGTTAAATCTTCTGGTGCGATGGGGATGTTTGCTGGTGCTGATGCAGCATCTTTCTTCAAACAGTTGCCGAAGGATTTCTTCCAGCCAGCCGAAGACTATATCCAGACTCCGTATGTTCACTTCATCGGTACCCTGTTCGGTAACGTGAAAGTGTACGAAGTACCTGCTGGTATTTGTAAGAACTTAACGACAGAGAACATTCAGTTCAGCTCGATGGATGTGCTGTGCTACGTCCGTGATGAAAATCCGGGTAAAGCAGGCTTCGTGACTGGTGATGCTGTCCCGGCCATCCCGTTCCAGCATCCGACCACTCCGGCGCTGGTCAACCGTACCACGCTGTGGGGTTCGGCTATCAACGATATGCACCCACGCAACGGCGCTGATTACTTCACTCGTGTAACGCTGACAATGGCCAAAAAAGGCGGGCTTAACTTCATAAGCGGCGACACGATTGATGCCGGTGACTCTGAGTAATCAGGGGAAGTTCTCCGTTTAACATAGCGCCCCCGTGCGGGGCGCATAACAGGGAAAGTTATGTCTCAATATTCAATTCAACAGTCATTAGGTAATGCATCCGGCGTCGCGGTTAGCCCGATCAATGCCGATGCGACGTTATCTACCGGTGTTGCATTAAATAGCAGCTTGTGGGCTGGTATTGGCGTATTTGCGCGTGGCAAGCCGTTTACTGTTCTTGCGGTTACTGAGTCCAATTACGAAGATGTTCTCGGCGAACCGCTGAAGCCGTCTTCCGGCCCACAGTTCGAACCAATTCGCCATGTATACGAAGCTATTCAGCAAACGTCTGGTTATGTTGTTCGCGCTGTTCCGGATGATGCGAAGTTCCCGATTATTATGTTCGATGAATCAGGCGAACCGGCTTACAGTGCGTTGCCATACGGTTCTGAAATTGAACTTGATAGTGGCGAAGCCTTTGCTATCTACGTTGATGATGGTGATCCGTGTATTTCACCTACCCGTGAGTTAACCATCGAAACGGCAACAGCGGACAGCGCGGGTAATGAACGCTTCCTCTTAAAACTGACCCAGACGACTTCGCTCGGCGTGGTAACGACCCTGGAGACACACACTGTGTCTTTGGCGGAAGAAGCGAAAGATGACATGGGCCGCTTGTGTTATCTGCCTACGGCTCTGGAAGCCCGTTCTAAATATCTGCGCGCGGTTGTTAATGAAGAGCTGATTTCGACGGCGAAAGTAACAAACAAAAAATCGTTGGCGTTCACTGGCGGTACCAACGGCGATCAGTCGAAAATCTCCACCGAAGCCTACCTGCGTGCGGTTAAGGTGCTGAACAATGCGCCGTACATGTACACCGCTGTTCTCGGCCTGGGTTGCTATGACAATGCGGCGATCACCGCGTTAGGTAATATCTGTTCTGATCGCCTGATTGATGGCTTCTTTGATGTCAAACCGACATTGACGTACACGGAAGCGATCTCTGCTGTTGAAGATACCGGTTTACTTGGTACCGATTATGTAAGCTGTGCTGTCTATCACTTCCCGTTCTCCTGCAAAGACAAATGGACCCAATCCCGTGTTGTCTTCGGTCTGTCTGGCGCGGCGTATGCGGCGAAAGCTCGTGGCGTTAAGAAAAACTCCGATGTCGGCGGTTGGCATTACTCACCGGCTGGTGAAGAACGTGCCGTCATTGCTCGTGCATCACTTCAGCCGCTGTATCCTGAAGACACCCCGGACGAAGAAGCTATGGTCAAGGGCCGACTCAATAAAGTATCTGTAGGTACTTCGGGCCAGATGATCATCGATGATGCTTTAACTTGCTGCACGCAGGATAACTATCTGCACTTCCAGCACGTCCCATCCCTGATGAATGCAATCAGCCGTTTCTTTGTCCAGTTAGCCCGACAGATGAAGCATAGCCCGGACGGTATTACTGCGGTTGGCCTGACTAAAGGGATGACCAAACTTTTAGATCGCTTTGTCGCCTCCGGCGCTCTGGTGGCTCCTCGTGATCCTGATGCTGACGGTACAGAACCGTATGTGCTGAAAGTTACGCAGGCGGAATTCGATAAATGGGAAGTAGTCTGGGCCTGCTGCCCGACTGGCGTAGCCCGTCGTATCCAGGGCGTACCGCTGCTTATTAAGTAAGGGAATACAATGAGCAAAAACTTTTTTCAATCCGGGGCATTTTTGGGGAATGGACTGTCCCGTTTCGCTTTGAACTCTGATCCTGTGCAGCTGATGGAGTCTGCCCGAGCAAGCGCACAACCGCCAGCAGATCCGATTATTAATAATAATCCGGAACCGGCGGCACAGATTAACGAGAACGTTCCACCTGACCAGGCTCCTGAGCAAATCCTGGAAGGGAAAGAAGGTAAAGAATGGACCGTTGAACAGGCGCACCAGATGATTCTGGAAGCTGCAAATCGAAGTGCTATGCAGAATGCGTTGAGTGATGCGGCCGACGCCGTTTTCGCCTGGGCTGATAGCGGTGATCTGACTTTCGACTCCCTTGATGGTTTCGTTCAGGCTATCGCGGGTATCTCTGACGACGACGACACCGAAGTTACAGAAGAACAGGACGATGCCTATAACGAAGCATGGGCAAATGTTGCTGACTTCCTCGCAGCATGCGGTGTAGATGATGACCTGATCGAAGCACTGGCCGACGATGAAGACGACGACGCAGCTGCTGATGTTGGTTCCGCTATCGCTGGTTTGGATAGCGACGACCGCGACGAACTGGAAGCGGCGTTCGTTGTTGCTGGAACTTCTGATGAAATGCTGACTGAAGCATTTAAGAAGGTTGTTCGTAATGGTGAGATCAAACTCATCCGTAAACGCCTGCGTAAAAAACGTCTGACTGCGGCTCAAAAATCGGCGCTGAAAAAAGCACGCCGTAAAGCCCAGACCGGCGCGGCAAAACTGGCCCGCAAAAAGTCAATGAAACTGCGCCGTAAGCGCCTCGGCTAAAGGAGGAGGCCGGAGAACTCCGGCCTTTAACTTGAATGGCACCTATACCTTATGGGGTTTACAGCCAGGCTGACGGTGTATCGCCATTTCTGAAAGTTACTTTAACGAACTCTCAGTACCAGGTTACCGGATATATCAGCCAGGGGGCGGCAATGAACATGGCCCAGAATTGGGAAGCACCTTTTACTGGTATGTCCATGGGTTCTGTTGCTGGTGCCTTCAGTGGTTTTGCGCAGGTTGGTACTGAAACAACGTCTGTTGCTCGTTGGAACAGCTTAATGGTTTGGGAAGGGGGAACACCGCCGACTTTCACGCTGCCAGTAACTTTCATCGCTTTGTTTGACCCATTCACGGAGGTTTCAGGAGCTATCGCCGCATTGTCAGCGATGATTAGCCCGGAACTCAAAGATGCCAGTATTGGTGGTCGAATCCCGGAGCGTGTGACGCTAAACATTGGTCGCCGGATCAACATCATTGATGTCGCTATCCAGGACATAAGTTTCGATCTCGATGCGCCCAGGGACAGCAATGGGCATTTCCTGAAAAACACCGTCAACCTCCAGTTGACCGGTTCTTCGATATATAACAGCTCCGATATTGTTCGGGCGTTCCAGTAAAAGGATTTTATATGGGGCACAATAACACTAAGGGAAACCGTAAATTTATTAAGGGCCGCTATACTGCCAACGCGGCCAAAGGCGAACGACTGGTATCTTCTGAATTCCAGCTCACTTTTGCAGGCCATGAAGATATCAGCGTACTGGTTCGCACGTCGCAAATTCCTGAAATGACCCGCGAGGATGTGGAGGACTATGGTCCGAATGGTGTGAAGTTCAACCAGCACGGACCAATTCGAAACTCTGGGGAAATCCAGGTCCAGTGCGTGGAGACTATCGAAGGCGATATTCTTCAGTTCATCAAGGATCGCATTGCGGCGAAGGACTACGTTGATATCACGATGGCTGCTACCCCTGAATCCAAATCTTCCGGGGTTAACGCTGTGACAAAAGCTGCTACAACAATTGAAATGTTGGACTGCAAAATCTACAGTGATGCAATCGACTTTAGTACCGAAGATGTGACTGCCGCTGTGCGCCCGTCACTTCGTATCGTCTACAACTGGATTGAGTGGGATTAAGAGTCATCCCTTGTATTTTAAAGCTCCTGCGGGAGCTTTTTTATTTGGAGAGGAAAGGGTGCATTGAGGATACCTGACACACGAAGAGTGGCGAGGATCTCTCCCCGCCAGGTCTCTTACCTTTCAGATTCGTAGGCTGTGAAGACAGTGACCTCCGTCTGGCCGGTTCGGATTCGTACCTCGCAGAGGTCTTTCCTCGTTACCAGTGCCGTCACAATGACGGTTAAACAGATGACGATCAGAGCGATTAACATCGCTTTTTGCTGCTTCATAGCCTGCTTCTCCTTGACCTTTTGGTCGGTAAGAGGCTAATCTACGTATGCTAAGCATAGATATGGCCTCAGATTAATGTTAAGCGTCTTGCAGGACGCGTAATGTTATCTGGGGCTTTCTTCTATCTGCTTTTCGGGTAATGCCTGAAGCAGATAGCCTCAAGCACCCGCAACGATTGTATCAATGTCTGGCTTTTTTTCTATAGAAATCACCTGGAAGGGTGAATATCCACATCAGAAGAAATGTTGCAGCAAACATGATCCCTAATGGCCAGACCGCGCCAAAGAAAATCCATACTAAGATCTCCTCTGCTTGTTCTTTGCGGTCGATATCGACAAGCATTTTTCGGCTGAACATGTATACACAGAAGCCAATACAAACATATCCTGCAAAAGCGATCGCTAACTGTAAAAAATCAGATTGCATCTCCGACCTCAAACTGAAAACGCCAGGTGACTCCAGATTAGAGCAATCTATCACCCTCTGAATCCTGCCGGTATACCCCATTGTTCGTTATCTTTATTTTTGGCTAAAACCGCATTAAGAGCTTCGTTTACCGTCATGCAATGCGGCAGATTATCGAAGTTTGATACCCCGCCAATATCAGGAGAACGCTTGTTCTTCAGGTAAGCATATTTCCGCGCTGCCGCCTCTACCTTCTGCTTGAACTCATGTTTTTGAGTGCGTTTTTTGGATAACCGCAGATTGTCAGCCTTTGCTTTTGCCTCAGCGATCCATGAAGTCAATTTTTTGAGTCTGGTCGTTCCGGCACCGCCGGAAACTGATCTTTTTGTTTTTTTAACTTGTGACTTCTTATTCTTTATTGCCACGTCATCCTGACAGGGGGAGGGGGTATCATTTTGACATGGGGGTGTGGATAAAAAATTAAATAAAGCCAATGTCTTAGCGAGAACAGCTTTAACCTTGGTTGCCGCTGAAGAGATCTTTAATTTGCTTTCAATCAGCGCATTTTTGGCTTGTTGTGCGAAGGCCAAAAAGGATGGTGTAAACCGGTACAGGTTAGCGCGACGTTCACGGTGATCGCCGATAACAATCTCTACAGACAGAATTCCTTTGTTTACAGCTTCACGGAATGCACGAACGACGGTTGATTGGCTATAACCAGTTTCTGCCGCGATCAGGCGGTGAGGCTTGTGAATGAAGTATTCACTGGTTGTTGCCGCGAGATTTGCACATTGCGACAGGATATGCCCGGCGCTACGGGATAGACCGGAGTGTGTTACAAAGCAGGCCAATTCATAGCCAGAAAAAGTAAAATCGCTCATCGTTATACAGCTCAGGAAAGTGACTTTAGCCAGCATTACAATGCTGGTGGTTCTTACTACGTCTGTTAGCGCGTTGCCGCGACAGGTACCAGCACACCAGCATCAAGCAATCGCTTCATCAGCCACTGCTGACCTTTGCCGGTTATACGAGTCGTGAAAGAAATCCTGCTTCCATTGCTTGTATCGATCACGGTTTCTTTAAGGGTGAAATACCCACGGGATATGTATTCTTGTTTGGGGACGTTCCTGCGTTCACCGGTTGCGATCAGAATTCCGTTATCACGCAACCAGGTGAAGAGATAGTTTTGGCCCAGGCCGAGCACTTTGGCATAGTTGCCGATTAGAACCCCGCTGGCGGTAGCAACGCGTTCGGCGAATTCGACTTTAGGTGCATCCATCAGCATTTTTTGCTCCAGCCGTTGCTTTTGCTCTGCCAGGTCAGCAGCCAAACGGAGAGCTTCTGGGAGGCTCTTCGGAATAGCAGGTTGTAATCTTCCGGCTCGATAGTCGATAAATGTCTGGTTTACCTTCAGCCGAAACGCGGGAGAAATCCAGCCTGCGTACTCCACTGCGAGCAATTCATGGGCAAAAGTGCCGCCGCCACGGCCTTCGAACGAAACTATGCAATTCTGCATAGTTTCTTTTTCAAGCTCTTCGATGAGCTGTTTGGCTGACAGCGTTCTTAGCCATTGAGCTGGCGCTTTATGGGCACCGAGTCCGCTCGCTCTGTGTAGAGCATTAAGGTTGTAACGGCCAGCGCGGTCGGTCGTAATTTCAACACCACAAATAACGGGCAGAGTGGTTGAAGGATCGACATTTTGATGAAGGTTTGATATATTCATATCCGCATTGAATGTTTGTTGCATTTTTTCTCCAAATTTGCATCAACCTTCAATCACCAGCTCGAAATGGTGATTCTTTGCACTTAGAAAACGAAATTTATTAGAGCAAATTTTTCTAACTCGATCCAGATCGGGTTGGACGATCTGCTCAGAAACCTGCCAGTTTGCTGGCAGGTTTTTTTCTTTTGTTAACCTATTGCTACTGGTTTTAACAAACCAGCATCAAGTAGCTTGCGAGTTAACCACTGCTGGCCTTTACCCGTTAATTGGGGCGTCAGCCGTATCTGGTAGCCATTTTCATCATCCAGCACCACTTCTTTCACCGTGAAATACCCGGCGTTGATGTACTGTTGGCGCGGTACGTTTTTGCGCGCTCCAAAAGCCATGAGAATGCCATTCTGGCGCAACCATGAGAAAAGGGCGTTTTGCTTAAGTCCAACGACCTTTGCAAAGTTCCCGATCAGGATTCCATTAGCCACTGATACCCGGTCGGCAAAATCGACTTTAGGGGCAGCGGCCACCAGCTGTTGTTCCAGCTGCATTTTCTGTTCTGCTAACTCGGCAGCCAGGCGTAGAGCTTCTGGTAATGTTTGGGGGATCGATGGGGTAGGGGAGTTTGCCTGCTGCAATTCTTCCAGTTTGTCGATCAGCGAACGGCGGACGGCTTTTGATTCGCGTGCGGCGACTCGCAGGGCTTGTTTGTAGGTCATGGTTATGACAACCATAGGCGTACCGCCACCTGGCGGCACGGTTGCACTTTTTGTGTAACCGTCCTCACCTTCTAATTCGTCGAGTATTTTTTCGATGAATTTGTTGTTCCGAACCTCTGGTTCCCCACATAACTTACGCGCTTCATTGACCATCTTTAACAGTGTCAGGCTGTCGATTGTGTCTCCGGTGTTGGGGATGATATTCACGGCTGGTGCTGGCGTAGCTGACGTAACAGGTGCTGTTTTTTCAACATTCAAATTATTACCGGTCATTCTATGTGCCTCCTTTCTCATTTCTGCTGCCACTGTTGCGTAACGTAGACGTCCTTGTTCAATCAAATAATCCCTGATCTCGGCTATCAGTAGCTTGTTGATCACAGCCTTATCTGTTCGGGTATAAAAACGTCTGGTTATCATGAAATAGTTGGCAATTGCGCCGGGGATCTCCCGTGTCGGCATACAGGCAGTATGCAGGGCGATCGCTTCGGCTATGTCATTACGGGTGACGAGAGGTTTTTTCATAAACCCCCCTGAACGTCGGCAGAGAAGGGGAGGCTCCAGTAACTAAGTGGATTGCGCGAGTTAGTTGAAAAACGGGCAGTAAAAATGCAGGGGCCGTCAGGCAATTGAGAGCGTGCTTCGTCTTCTGTTGCTGCGATAACGAAGTGATAGTGGTGTTTTTTACAGGAATAGAAACGCCAGATGAATTCTTGGCGTGCGCAAGGATTGGCATTAACCATAGTTACGGCCTCACAATCAGGTTTAACAACCTGCTACCCGCTGTCAAACAGGTGGCAGGACGTGACAGGGTTGACAGACTGGCGATTGTGAAACCAGCAGGCCGAAGCCTCCCCATCACGCCCCACCATAATTTGGGCGTAACGCGGTTTAACGGACACAAAAATACCGCAATATCGGAAATCTGCGGTTGTCCGCACAATCATTCAGGCTGTCAAACCTGGTCGCAGAATTTGCTACGACGGCGGAACTATAAGCCTGAACGATTAAAAGGTCAATATGATGCGAAAAGATAGCATTCGTGACTTAAAAATACAAATTTATTAGAGCATTGTTTGTTTAATAAATGCACAATTGGATCTAATAACCTCTTTTTTTTAAAGGCGAAAATATGTACCCTAAATGAGTTATAAGGCAGGTGAGGTTATAATGAGAAAACTATTACTACCGTTATTATTTATGGCTGGGACTGTTAATGCAGCATCAAGCGTAAAGGAGATTTGTACCGATTATACGAAATACCTTGGGCACGTTTACGGATTTGCTGTCAGTGAAGACGAATCCATGCGCAAGAAGTTACTGTCAGATATGAAGCGCCTTAAACTTTCTGAAGCGATGGTGCAGCAGGAACTGTATAAAGTCTCAACCAACGCAAATGCTAAATACCAATATTCTCGCCTATTAAACCCCGATGCAAATGAGATCAATCGAAGCACTTTCGATTATATGGTAAAGGCATGCGAAACAGCTCCTGATTTTGCTATCCCTAGCTGGGGTGTGCTGGTGGCGAGCAATGCCGTTAATAAAGAAGATGTTGGAAGAAATGGCATTGACTCAATCAGAAATGCCCCAGGAATGCGCCATCAAAACGTGCAGGGTACGCTTGAAGAACGAGCCAGGGGGCCGGGTGTAGCTCCATAATTTAATGAATAATATTAAATTCTCTGGGCATAGTGGATCTAACAATATGGACTATGCCTATAATATCTAAAACAAAAAGGATAAAAATATGAAATTATATAAGTCATTGTATAGCTTTTTATTAATGTCCTCTTTTCTGCCATTATCAGCAATGGCAGGTTCTACCGTTTGGACGGTAGGAGGTGAGCAAGGGTGGAGAGAAATCTCTGCAACCAATGACGATGGTTATACAATTAACTTTTCTTGTGATGCTGGAGCAAGGGAAGGTTCCGAAGATCATATAGCTGGAAGAAATTTGTATGTAAGTGGAGGGAAAGAGAATGCTGATTTTTCTACACGCGACACAATTTCTCGTAAAGCTGATGTAATTACCTTAATTGTTGGTTCGGATAGCTTTAATATTGGTACGCAAAACACTGCTCCAAATCGTAGGGAATGGTATTCTTTTTGGAAGTCAGCGTCAGCCACAAAAGAAAAAAACATGGATGTATATATCGGATCGCGTCGAATTACATCATTCTCTCTTGATGGAATTTCAAGTATTTACAAGGAAGCTAAAAATGATGGATGTTTAAAGCAAGATGACGGTGAATAAAGTGAAGGATATTAAAAAACTTGCACTTGGCTCAGTAAGCGATCTCTATAATAGAGATTCAAATATTACCTGGCGTGATAATTTAAGTAAAATCAAAATGCCAGGATATACATCGGCAAGTGATTTATTAAAATCAGAATATGCTTCTAATAATTTGGTTAGACAGTTGGCAGAACTGCAAAAAAACGCAATCATTCCATCGTATAGAGAACATATGGCAAACTTGCAAGAACAGTTAAGAATAGGGCGGCTAGCTCAAGAACAAATAGCAAGATTGAATTTGCAATCGTTACTTAGTGATTCTGTTAAAAAACAGCTTGCGAACATGACGAGCTTGAGAAGAATAAATAGCAAGCATCGTGAATTTCTTGAAATTCTACAGAAACAGGCCAAGGTTTATCCCCCGCATGATGCAAATAAATACATTCAAATGCTAAGGAAGCAGGCAGAAATTGCTATGCCGTTACGAAACCAGTTCGAGATGCTTAATAAGCAAGCTGGTTTAAATAACATGCAAGCAATACTTAATGAATTGCGACAAAATGTAAGTCATAAGATAGATTTAAACAATGAAATAAAAGAATCATTAAAACAATATACCCTAGCGCAAAAGGCTTCATTACATCAAATAATGGAGCAAAGTCTTTCATCAATTGCACAGGCTTATGTCGAAGGTGCTATTGAAACATCTCACAACGAAAGTGATGTTCAAGACAAAGGATTAAATAAATCCAGTTCGACGTTCATTGATTCATTTAAGTCGCTCCCTCACCCGCTTCAGTTTATTATTATGTGGCTTTTAACAGAAGTGGTGCTTGGCGCTATTGCTGATTATGCAAAAGAACAAATCTTATCGCAAATACACAAGACAGAATCATATTCTGTATCCCTATATGAGGATGCACCAATATCAAAACAAAAATTAATTAAAGAAAACACAGAAATTAAGTGGGAAGATCTCAATGGTTTTAGGTTTATAACTGGTGATAACGTAAGATTACATGTCAGTCCTTCTTTAAATAGTGAAGTGATTGAATGCATTGGCAAAAACACAATTGTTGCTATTTTAGATAAGAAAGATCGTCAATGGCTTTACGTGCAGGTTAAATCAGGGGATGAGTTTATTACTGGTTGGATTACACGAACATACACAAAGCCTCTTAAGGCTTGAATTTTATCTCCGCATCTTCGGATTGGGTGTTGATGACGATGTGCTACTTGAAGCACTTGAGTTGTTTTAACGTAGTATCTGAAATGTGTAGACTGACCGGTAACAAATGACAACTCGTAGAATCGGTTAACACACCAGATTCTACGAGGTTTCAATGACACCACGACAATTACTCGAAGACGTCAAATCCCGCTTCACACCTTTGATTGCGGATGAACCTGCTTTACTGGAATCCCTGCTAAGAAAAGCATTGGGAACCTACCAGGATAGGGCGGGGCACATCAAGCGGATACGCTTCACTGATCAGACCTGTAAATCACTTGCTTGCCCAGCTGATTTTCTTGCGCTCGTATCGGTTACAGATCACACCGGCGATCTTGTCTACTCCGATGTTTACGATGGGAATATCGAGCTTGAAGATACTCATCGAGCGGTATACCCGCTGAATGTGTCATATCTGGCTAATTTACGTGATATGGATCTGGATAATGGGGAAGTGCCACCTGAAATCATTGGGTTACTTTCTGACTATCTGGAAGTGTTAATCGCGATACCTAACACTGATCGCCTGCGAAGAATATCTATCGCGGGGAAACTCGATGCCAGCAATTTATCCGACGAGAACACGCTGTATCAGCGAAAGCTGGATCTGGAAGAGAAAATGAGCGCAACAAGGGCAATTATCCCGGGAATTGTTCTTTTCTCATCCATGTTGAAGTGAGGTCGTTGATATGGGACTTAATGTTGCATCAGTAAAGTCTTATATATCTTCGGCATTAACGACGACATTATTTGGCTCCGGCGTTGGTGAGCGGGAAGTTGGTAAGCTGACGTCAATCATCATGAACAAAATGCTGTTCGCGCAAGGATGGCAGTTCTCTGTCGAAGTTGATGGGCTGGAGGGGGCAGACTTCTTTGCCAAAGACATTACCTACCACGATTACAGCATCGAATATGAAACGATTAAAATCGGCGGAGGGAATATCCTTCAGCCAACGGAGCGTTCGCCTGGGCAGATAACAATGATGGTCAGGGATACCGGTGATGGCCTCGTTTTGGACTGGTTTAAGACGGCAAAAAGTCGGGTGATCAATCCTGACGGCACCGTGAACATACCGTCTAAATATTTGCTCAATGTGCGTATTTATCGGTTGCTGTCTTCCGGTTTAACCAAACTGGAAAATGAGATGACGGTATTCCCGGTTACTACCGGCGATGTCACCTATGCGCGGGATCAGGTCACGGAATTTAAGTCATTCCCAATGACCTTCGCATTGCACAGCACGTTTAACCAATCCTCAAGTTCTTTGGCTTCCCTTCTGGGCTTTAGTTTTTCTCTTTGAATTAAGGAGCAAGGATGCTTTTACCCCTTTTCCCGCTACCATCGCGGCCAACTGAATTGATCCAGTTCCGTCAGCCAAATATTGCGGATGCGATGCGTTTCAACTCGATAACACCGGAGGAACAAGAACAACAGACAACGGCATATTTAAAAGCCTTGCTGGCTGAACCCGCGAAACATGATCCCCTGACATGGACGGCGCAGGACCGGATTACCGCGTTATGGTGGATATTTACCGGCTCCCGTGAAACACCGGTCGAGACATTCACCTACACCTGTAAACATTGCGGTAAAGAGCATTATTACGATTGCGATATGAATGCTCTGGCTGAAGATATCCAGGTCCTGGAAGTGGAACCTTTCATTGACGATATTGAGGTGTCTGTAGAGGGAGTGCCTTATCAATGGCGTATCGTGCCGCTTGATGGTTGGGCAATGGAAATGCTGGAGATGCGCCGTGCAGCATTGCCACCTGAAGACGACGCGGAATTCAAAGAAGCGATCGTTGATTTGCGTTTTTGGGAATTCGCTTATCAGTGTGAGCTTTATAACGATGTTAGCGGTACTCGTGAAGATCAGGCTGAGCGTCGTTATGAAACGATTAAACGGATGGCCATTGATACTGAATTTATGAAGCTGGCGGCACACATCCGACTGGCTCATGAAAAGCTCGAACATGGTTTACCGTGCTACATCGATAAAGGTGAAATGCGTCTTCGTCTCCCGCCGCATAAATGCCCAAACCAGGATAAAAAGGAGTCCACAGAGGGTGCGTATACCCGTCTGTGGGTGCCCTTTCGGGCTACCGACTTCATTCCACAGGTGGGGATTGAAAAGCTATCAGACCTTAGTGTCCAACCTGGTTTTGTATGGGGGTATACCGATTCAGGACGCTGAAAGGCTCACTGAATCCTATGCGTTTTTCCTGTTGGAGAAACTGGAAGAAAAACTTAAACCGAAACGGTAGGCGATAAGATCATGGAAAGAAAAAACGCCAACATTGACGATGTTATAAGGACAGTTGAAACCGCCAGCGCAAAAGAGCTGGAAGAGCTTGCTGGTATCCGGGAAGCTGTTGAAGATTTGAAAGGTGGGCGAGTTGCTACTGTTGATCCTGTCTCTCGCAGCGTGTCGGCATTAAATCACACAATCGAAAATTCCCGGCCTGACTTTGTGGCCAAAGCGCCATCAGTAGACCCTATTGTTGACGCAATGAAACGGCTTAATTTAGGGGACGTTTCTCGTGTAGTTCAGGAAGATGTTGCTCAACAGGAACAGCGGGCCAAATCAACCACACCAAATGGTAAAAAACGACGCAGGAAGGCTATACCAGAGGATGTAAAGGCGCAACGGACCGAAGCAGCCGAACACGCTCGCGAAATGTTCGGTCAAAAAGGCGGTGCGCAAAAAAGCCAAAACCAACGCGATGCGCGTGGTCGTTTTATTGGAAAGTCAGGGAGTAAGGCCGCAGCGGAAGATGCCCGTGCTGAACGTGCTGAAAAGGCCAGGCGCAAAGAGGATGATGAGCGTCTAAATGCTGAATCAGGTTTATTAAAAAAACTGTCAAAAGTAGCTGAAGGCATAGGTAACCCTTCAGAGACTCGCGCCGTCGATGCGTTAGGTTATGCCGTTGCTGGTCCATTGTGGGCCGCAGGGAAGGAGCTTGGCGGGATATCAAAAGAAGTTGGTGGATCGCTTAATGGTGCCAGAAAGTCTATTGCCGATGTGATTCGTGGCAATGACGATAACAGCCGTAGAAAAGGTTTTTTTAGGCGTAAATCGCAAAATAGTGCCGATGTCGTTCAGGTTAACACCCAAAAACGGACGGTTCAGGAACTTCAGGATCAGACCAGCGAAATTAAAGAGGGCAATGACAAGATTCTCAGCGCCCTTGATCAGATAGCCAAAAACACCGGGAAAAAGAAGGGCGGCTTGCTGTCCAAATTATTTAGCCTGTTAGGGAAGGGGGCCGGTGGCGTCGCGTCGTTGTTAATGGGGCGTGGCATGCTGAAAAAAGCTGGAGCACTCGCTTTTGGCGCTCTGGGGGCAAAGAAACTTGTAGGAATGCTACGCGGTGGTGGCAAGAAGACTCTCGCCCATGAAGGCGGAGATTTGGCTGCCCGGGCAGCAGGTAAACTTGGATTAAAGGCAGTTGGTAAAGGGGCGTTACGCGCAATTCCCCTAGTCGGCACAGTGGCTGGAGGTATTTATGATGCGGTAACCGGTTGGAATGATACAGAAGCGCAACGTCGAGCGTTTGGGCTTAAATCAGGACAAGATCCATCATTCCAGCAAAAAGCCGCTTATACGTTAGCCAATGTTCTTGATTTGGGGGGACTGGTATCTGGTATTAGCAGTGCTATTGGTGATGTTCTCAAATCACTTGGATTTGAGGATATCGGCAATATGTTGCAATCATTTTCGACGGAAAGTATTGCCCAGGCCATTGATAGTGGGATTACCAACTTAGAAACATATATTTCTAACCTTGGCGACACCATTTCTACCAAGTTCGATGATTACACAGCAAAGATTGGTGATGCTGTTTCAGCATGGTTTAGCGATACATCTAATAAGCTGCTTGAAAAGCTGGATGCCATCAAAGACTTCTTTACTGTCGATAACCTGAAACAGGTTTTCAGTGATGCAATTGATAGTGCAATTGATTTCATTAAGAACCCAGGGAAACACATTAAAGAGGCAGCTAGTAATATTTGGGATGGGGTTAAAAATTTACCAGGTAAAGCATTAGATGCAGCGGTTGATGCCGTTAAAAATACCCCTGCGGCAATGATTGTATCAAAAATACCCAATCCGATCGGCGAGGCTAATGCGAAAGAAATCACTCCAGAGTTAAAAGCTCCGGTTAATAGCCAGCAGGGGACATCTGATTCTAAAGCTGAATCCGATGCCAAACAGACTAATATTGCTGCCCGCGTGATAAATGCGGCCCTGGATATGGCGAAAGATAGCAATAAAACAGTTAAAGAAACTGCTAATCAGATTATCAATGCAAATGCCGTAGAAACAGGAAATAAAGCAGCACAAACAATTGATGCTGCCTTGGGCCAGTCTGCTACAGGTAAGGAGGAAGCATTAAGTGCATATGAGATAGATAAACGTCGATTTAACAATGGCAAGGATGTTTCTTTGCCAAAATTAAATGCTGCCGGATACCAATGGATTTCTGACAATGCCGATTATTTTGATGAGCTTGAACGTAAGTATGGGCTTGAAAAAGGGATTCTGTCAGCAGTTGCTTCCGCAGAGTCTAGTGCAGGCCAGAGAACTGGAAATCCAGTAGACAAAAACGGGAACAAACTTTCATCTGCCCTTGGGGCTTTTCAGATCACTAAAGGTACAAGGGAGGATCTTGGACTCAGCGATGCTGATGCCATGGATACACGAAAAGCAGCTGATGGTGCCGCCAGATACCTAAGTATCCTGATGAACCGTTATAACGGTGATCAGGGTCGTGCAATAGCTGCCTATCATGCTGGTATGGGGCATGTTGATAAGGGGAGAGTAGTCGCCGGTACCGGCGAATATGTTACTCGTGTCAGAGGGTATCAGCAGATGCTCAATAATGGTGCCGTTTATGGCTCTAAGGTAGATCATAGCGCACCAGCAATTCACGAAAAGATACCTGATAACGCTGTTATCGATCAGTCTACTGGCCTGGCGTTTACCCCTGGTGATAGCCCGTTTGAGAAAGGCGGTCTGGTAGACAAAATTGGCAATGCTGTTGGTGTTAACGATCTGGTCAACAAATTCATGAATGGCCGGGGTATGCGTCGGGAAGTCGTTCAGGGAACGCTCGAAGAACGTGCACGAGGGAAGGGGACCGCAACAGCAGCTGGCAATGTGTATGTTGATACTCCGATGCCAGTCGAAGAGGCGCGTCCGGTGGCCAGCAACTCAAGTTACTTTGACCAACTCGGCGCACAAATGGGGATTGATGGACTATTCGATAAACTCCGCAACTCGCCGGGGATGCGGAAAAATAATGTGCCTGAACCAGCCTCCACGTCCCAGGTGACGACTGCCGCCAACGATTTGCAGCAACCAACCGGTCGTATGCAGATAGACGGACAGGTTATTAGTGACCTTGGCGGCTCCGGTGCCAAGCCGACAATGCAGTTGGCTGATAATACCGTTTCACTTGATGGTGAAACGAAGCGGCTGTTTGCGCAGATGACCTCATTGCTTGCCAGGATTGAAGAGCACACTAAAGACTCGGCGAAAGGCCAGGGAACTGTCGTAAAGGTCAGCACGCCTCAACCGGGCGTTATGCGCACGGTGCCACTGTCAATTGATGATCCGTTGATGAATGACTACGCGAGAGTTGATTGATGGCCAACAATAATGAAATTGATCCTTTACTGACGCTGGAGTTATCCGGCGTAAAAACGTATGAGTCCCAGGAGGAGGCCTGGGGCGCTCGTTTATATGAGTGGCTAAACACTTATCAGGGTGAGGTATACGGAGATCCGTCATGGGGCAATGTTTTACCGCAGTTTAAACACGAACCGACCAACTTGTCGCATGTTCAAATTGCGGTTGAGGCAATGCTGTTGCAAAAACTGACGGTAGATTTACCTGACATACCGATTTCTGGCTTGTCAGTAGCCGAGGGAGATGCTTTTGATAAGTTGAAAATATCCATTCGTATCAGGGATATAACTATCACACAGGACGTGGTGCTATGAGTAAAACAACACCGACTAAAGACAGTATTCGTGCAGAGTTTGAAGAGCTTGTCGAGAAAGATTCATTCTGGTCGAAGTTTGTCGGCTCTCAATTTGTCTCGATGCTGACATTGTTTATTACCCAGATTGTCTACAGGTGCTTTCAGTATGCCGATGCGGCGCTGGCTGAAGGCTTTATATCGACCGCGACGCGGCGTTCCTCTATCCTGGCAGCGGCAGAAACGAATAGTTACGTTGGTACCAAGCCAACACCGTCATCGGGGATGATTGAGATCACCGCCACAAGTGAAGATGCCCCAGCGGTAATCCCCAAAAACATGCCTTTAATATCTGACGACCAGTACCCTTACATGACTATGGATGTATGCAGGTTGGTTGACGGCACCGGTACGGTAGAAGTGGCACAGTTGGAAATCCAGGAGGTGACATATACCGTTACGGCAGCCAAAGAATTTCTGGAAGTCGTGTTATCAAAGGCTCTCACTGCTGTCTGCTATAAGCTGGAAGTATTCGTGACGACCGATGGTAAGACCACGCAGTGGTCTTCCAGCACTATGTTCCGGTTAGCCGGTAGTAAAAGCCAGGTCTACGTTGAGTTTTATAAACCATCCGAGCAGTTGGGGGTTCGATTCGGCGATGGGCTAATTGGGCAAATACCGCCAGAAGGCTCGACAATTACGCTTAAGGTATGGTGCACCAACGGCGATATAACCCTGGTTGCTGGCCAAAACCTGACGCCTGTCGATTCTGCGGCTAATTTAGCTAATTTGATTTCAGTTAAGACAACGACACCTATAACCGCAGGTACCGATGCCGAAACAACGGAGATCACACGTAACCGTGCACAATATTACCTTGCCTATGATGATCAGGTCGTATGGGGCGGGGACTATACGTATTTTCTGGTGCGTAACATCCCGGGACTGTCCTGGGTAAAGGCATGGGGCGAGGGTCAGCAAGAAAAATTAGATGGTGCTTATAATGTTCAGAATATCAATAAGATATTTATTTCAGGATGGCATCCAAACAAAAGCCAGTCAGAGCTTGAAGAAATGATCTTGGCTGCCTTTAAGAAGGTGCCGAATGAGTTGAACAAGAAATTCTCGTATAAAGAGGTCAGAAAACTACCCTTTAAGATCACCATCACCGGGCGGATATCGGCAAGCCTGACCATTGAGAACGTGACTGATGAGCTGAAGTCGGCACTGGAAACAAAATTTGGGCGTGACTCAACTTTCTTTGATCCGAACCGTGTCGGCAAGTACATCCTAATCAAGAAAAAAGACGTTTGGGCATTTATCGAAACGCTGGGTTATTTCCGCGACTTTTATCTGGAATTTGTCGAGTGGAATGAGTCCAACGGCTTTTACGATTTCGTTTATCTGGATACAGAAAACTCCACCTTTAATATTTCGTATGAGGAGGAGTGATGCAGCGTTCCTGGTTTAATAACCGGCTTACATCAGCTAAGCAAAAGTCATTGCTCTATAAATCATTGGCTGATTTGGTTCAGTCAATGATGGATACCTTTGTTGACCCATGGTTGGAGCGAATTACCAACCGAAAGTCTATTTTTTCCATGAGCAAGGAGGATCTGGAGACCAGGACAAATGAACTTGGCCAGTTCTTTACTATCAGAACGTCGAACTCATCTTCCGTTCCGATGTTGTTACAACAGCGTCTTGATGAGATTCACTTTAAGGGGACTGAACGCCCTATAAACCAGACAATTTACCGCGAATTTAACGGTATTTCTGTTTTATGGGATCCGATATATGCACCGGTGGACCTTGAGCGTCATCCCTATGGCACGGTTCTAATACCAGAAAGCACACTGGAGACTACCGGCGGCACATTCGGCGAGATGTTTCTGACTTCCAGAGGGATGATCAGTATTCCCATAAACGACCTGGCCCGGACAATGGGGATTACTGGCACGATAGATCAGTCCGCAATTACAGAAGAAATTCTCAGAAAGTTTAATCAGTTCGTAAAGCCTCTACTGCCACTGCATATAGTGTTTGATGGGCTTACGCTCTATTTGTCGGTTGTTGTAAATGAACAGGCCGACATGATCACTTTGAACGAGATTTCTGATACCGAAAAAGCATTCTGCTGGTTTGAAACTTCGGATACAACTTCGCTTACTGGAGTTACGTCGATTAGCGCCCCGATCACCGCAACGCCTGGTGGCACTATTGTGAAAGCGACACCTACGTTTGATCGCACACGCGCAGATGATTTGTTGCTGGATAGCGACGCCTGACAATCACCCCGTCCGCAGGGCGGGGTGACAAGTTACTTCTCTTACAATGAGGCTTCACAACATTGATTAGGGAAAATCATGTCTGACGTCTCAACAAACCTCTATAAGAGTCAGTTGTTGGACTATTACTATCAGCGGCGCGCTGAATCGTCCATTAACAAAGGCTCTCGATTTTTAATCAGCAAGGCCGTTTTCGGTACCAGTTCACTGGTTACTAAGAAAGGAGATGGCACTTATGAGATTGGAGAACTGCCAAAGGCTTTCGATCTGGCAGAACTGACCAGTCAATTTTGCACCATCAACCTCGTCCCAACCTACTCAGGCGGGATAATTACTGTCCGAATGGACCTTGATCAAAGCCAGTTGCAGGAAGGGAAAAACTACCCATTCAACACTCTGGTTGTTCTGGATAACGAGAACAAGCCAATCGCCATTATTTGTGTCCAGGAAGACTCGTTGTATGTGGGCAAAACATATACCGCAGTTATGGCCATAAACACGACAACAGCATAAGGATATGCTTGATGAATGACGTTACAGTTGTTACATCAGTTACTTACCCATCACCCGAGTCGTTGGCTCTGGTGGCTGATGTGCAATACCACGAACCATATCTGTCAGCCGCGCTAAACCGAAAATTCAGGGGGATTGTTGACCCGGGATTTTATGCCGGTTTCTTACCTAAGCCTGGCGGTGGGATGAACCTGTTAATCACCTCAGTGGATGGTGATAAAACCGCAGGCGCGGCGTCGGTGGATATTGGTGAATTCTACCAGGTAACTATTCAGCAACGTAAGGATATTTCTCTTGCACTTAGTGCAGGCAAGAAATATGCAATTGTGCTGAAGGGAAGATACCTCCTTGGAGAAGATACCTATCAGGTGAATACCGCGTCACATATTCATGCGGCTGAATTTGTTGCCAGAACCTATACCGATTCATATCAGTTAGGAGATGGAGAGCTGCTTGTTTGTACGGTGAATATCCCTGCTGGCGTATCAGCCATTACCCAGGAGATGATTGATACATCCGAGCGTATTAACCGCACGATCGGCATTGATATTTCAGACTCTGTAACCAGTAGCAGAAGTGATGTTGCTGCAAGTTCGCTGGCAGTTAAAAAAGCCTACGATCTGGCGAAAAGCAAGTATACGGCGCAGGATGCAAGCACAACGCAAAAGGGATTAGTTCAGCTCAGTAGCGAAACTAACAGCGACAGCGAAACAATGGCGGCTACCCCTAAAGCCGTTAAGTCTGTAAAAGATCTTGCTGATACCAAAGCGCCAATAGAAAGCCCGAGTCTGACAGGAACGCCAAGCGCGCCGACGGCAGCGCAAGGTACAAACAGCACGCAGATAGCAAATACAGCCTTTGTTAAGGCAGCTATAACTGCACTTATCAACGGTGCACCTGGCACACTGGATACACTTAAAGAAATAGCTGCTGCGATCAATAACGACCCGAATTTCAGCACAACTATCAACAATGCCCTGGCTCTCAAAGCGCCTTTGGCAAGCCCTGCATTAACGGGTGTCCCTACTGCGCCGACCGCCGCACAGGGCACAAATAATACGCAGATTGCTACGACCGCTTATGTAAGAGCTGCCATATCCGCATTGGTTGGTTCATCACCAGAAGCTCTTGATACCCTGAATGAGCTTGCCGCAGCACTTGGCAATGACCCGAACTTTGCGACAACAATGACAAATGCGCTGGCAGGCAAACAGCCTCTGGATGCAACTTTAACCGCGCTCGCTGGCCTTGCGACTGGTGCAAACAAACTGCCTTATTTCACTGGTAAGGATACGGTAGCTCAGACTGATTTAACGTCAGTCGGTCGCGATATTCTGGCTAAAACAAGCACACTGGCCGTTATCCAATACCTTGGTTTAAGAGAACTCGGTACCAGCGGTGAAAAGATCCCCCTGTTGAGCACGGCTAACACGTGGAGTGCACGCCAGACTTTCAACGGCGGGATCACCGGGGCGCTGACAGGGAACGCCGACACCGCGACGAAATTAAAAACAGCCATAAACATTAATGGCGTCAGGTTCGATGGTTCTACGAACATTTCGATACCAACAATTACGTCTAGAGGACGCGTTACTGCGCTTACCGGTACAACGCAAGGTGCTGCTACTGGATTGCAGATGTATGAGGCATACAACAATGGCTACCCTTCCCCCTATGGCAATGTGCTTCACCTTAAAGGTGCCACCGCTGCTGGCGAAGGTGAGTTATTCATTGGCTGGAGTGGCACAAATGGCGCTCATGCACCTGCTTTCATTCGATCCAAAAGAGATAGCACTGCTGCGGCATGGTCCGAATGGGCACAGATCTATACGTCAAAAGATTCAGTTCCCGGCGTCAATGCTAAAGGGAATCAGGACACCTCTGGTAATGCGGCTACAGCGACCAAATTGCAGATAGCACGTACCATTAACGGTGTCTCGTTTGATGGTTCTAAAAATATTGAGTTAACGGCGGAAGATTTAAATCTTGAGCAAACTGTAGAATTAGCCGCAGGGGCATTACAGAAAAACCAGAACGGCGCAGATATTCCAGGAAAAGATACTTTCACAAAAAATATTGGTGCATGTCGCGCTTTTCACGGTGCTATTAGTACAGGTGCAGGGAACTGGACAACAGCACAATTGATTGAATGGCTGGATTCTCAAGGGGCATTCAATCACCCATACTGGATGTGCAAATGTTCATGGTCATACGGCAATAATAAAATTATTACCGATACTGGCTGTGGAACTATTCATCTTGCAGGTTGCGTTATTGAGGTTATGGGTAATAAAGGTGCCATGACCATCCGTGTAACAACACCAAGCACTTCCACCGGAGGCGGCACCACTAACGCTCAATTCACTTATATTAATCATGGTGATGCTTATGCTCCTGGCTGGCGAAGAGACTACAACACGAAAAACCAGCAGCCTGCATTTGCTTTAGGGCAAACAGGAAGCAGGGTTGCAAATGATAAAGCTGTTGGCTGGAACTGGAATAGCGGCGTTTATGATGCAGATATCAGTGGCGCATCGACATTAATCCTCCACTTTAATATGAATGCGGGGAGTTGCCCTGCTGTACAGTTCCGCGTGAATTATAAAAACGGCGGTATCTTTTATCGTTCAGCGCGTGATGGTTATGGCTTTGAAGCTAACTGGTCAGAGTTTTACACCACAACCCGCAAACCCTCTGCGGGGGATGTTGGTGCATATACGCAGGCAGAATGTAACTCAAGGTTTATTACAGGTATTCGCCTGGGCGGTCTGTCATCTGTTCAGACATGGAATGGTCCCGGCTGGTCTGACAGGTCAGGTTATGTCGTTACAGGTTCAGTTAACGGAAACCGTGATGAATTAATTGATACAACACAGGCAAGGCCAATTCAGTATTGCATTAATGGAACGTGGTATAACGCGGGGAGTATTTAATCATGATGCACTTAAAAAACATTACTGCTGGCAATCCTAAAACGAAAGAACAATACCAGCTAACAAAGCAATTTAACATCAAATGGCTTTATTCAGATGATGGAAAAAACTGGTATGAGGAACAAAAGAACTTTCAGCCTGATACGTTGAAAATGGTCTATGACCGTAACGGCGTTATTATTTGTATTGAAAAGGATGTTTCAGCAATTAATCCAGAAGGCGCAAGCGTCGTTGAGGTTCCTGATATTACAGCAAATCGCCGGGCTGATATTTCGGGTAAATGGATGTTCAAAGATGGCGTAGTGGTAAAGCGAACTTATACCGAGGAAGAGCAGAGGCAGCAGGCGGAAAATGAAAAGCAAAGCCTGCTACAGCTCGTCAGGGATAAAACCCAGCTATGGGACTCACAGCTACGGCTGGGCATCATTTCCGACGAGAATAAACAAAAATTAACCGAGTGGATGCTCTATGCACAGAAGGTCGAATCCACAGACACCTCCAGCCTGCCAGTAACGTTTCCAGAACAACCAGAATGAGACAAGGCCCGCTACCGGGCCTTAATTTTTATTCAGGCTTTTGTGGCCATTCGGGCTTTGCCGTATCCACACGGCTGACCATAACACTGTAGCGTTCCCAGGCTTCCAGTCGGCTACGCTCCTCATCCGTCGCCATATTCAGCCTGACAGCGCGCTCCAGTGGCTGAATAACGCTTTCCGCTTCGGAAAGTAACGCGGCCTTTTGTGATTCGGCCTGTTGTTGCTGCTCGTCTGCCGTATAAATCCGTTTAACTACAGCTCCATCCTTAAACATCCACTTTCCTGAATCATCAGCACGTCGGTTGGCGGTAATATCAGGAACCTCGACAACGCTAAAACCTTCAGGGTTAAGCGTGGAGGCATCTTTGGTGATGGCGGCAATAATATTATTTTCGTCGTATACAATCTTTATGGTGTCGTCCTGAAAGTTATTTACTTCCTCATACCAGTTTTTACCGTCTTCTGTATATAACCAGATAACATCAAAATTCTTTGTTAGCTGATATTGCTCTTTTGTTTTTGGATTTCCTGACTTAATATTTTTTAAATGCTGCATAATTTACACCTGTGCGACGTTATACCATGTGCCATTGATGTATTTTTGTATTGGTCTGAAGATGGCTTCATCATCGCCATCTACTTCACCAATGATTCTTAATCCGGTAATTGCGTGTCCGGCTTTTTCATAACGACCACCACGCGCCATCAATTGAACAACACGCGTACCCAGGCGAACATCTTTCACATAACGGGAATCAAAGTTACCGTAATCCGAGGGGTTAACACGCCCTGTAATATTTATGGTTTTATTACTTTGAATGCTGCCGGAGACAAAGCGCATAACATGGACGTTATTAGCATAAACGTCCAGATACCCGTCGCCATTTTGTTTAAAGCCCGTGTCATTATCACCCAAAACAATCGAGTTACCGCCAAGAGCACTGGATGTTCCGATACCCAGTGCACCATTCAATTGACCACCAGATAATGACAACGCCCCAACATCAGCAGCAGTCGGTTTTATGTGCGAACTGTAAATTACATATACAGTCCCATCTGTCAGGCCTGTCGGTTTATTCGCTGTATAAGTTGGTGATGTATGAATTTGTACAGTGGCATCCTTTGTATAATCCCACTGGATATTAACACCCGTGGCGTAATTACCTATTTCTACATAAATGTCATAGGTATCACCGGATGTATTCACCCATGCAAAATTAGTAAATCCAACCGAGGTCCGTCGCCATAATGCACCAGTAATACCCTTTGGATTTCCATTTCCGGCACGCAGAACCAGCTCAGAGATGCCTGCTTGCTGCGGGGAGCCAACGTTATACCCTGCACCACCAATCAGGCTTATGTAAACCACGGAACTGGCCTGTGGCATGGTTACAGTTGCCAGCTTGAACCATCCAGCACCACCACTAAAAGACATTGTTGTGGAGTTGATCGTGCCTATAGACCGTGGGTTAAGTTCAATATCTTTAGAACCATCAAACGAGACGCCGTTGATAGTACATGCTGTCTGCAACTTGGTCGCTGTCGCCGCATTACCGGTAGTGTCTTGATTACCTTTTGTATTCACACCAGGCAAATCTATATCGGCTGAACCATCAAAGGATACACCACCTATGTTTATTGAACTTGCTAATTTCGTTGCTGTTGCTGCATTTCCTGAAAGGCTTGAAACAAACTGATGTGAGCAGTAATAACCACGTCCATTTTTAAAATCCAGAATGGTTTGAGTATTTGTACTTTCTGCTACTGGATCTGTGGCCCCCCACTTATAGGTGGCTTGACCAACGGTATAGTCAGTAGTTGGAACAATTACGTTCAAGCCCTCCTCAGCAAATATCTTGATAGGAAATGCTCTGGCTTCAACGTAAAATACACTACACAAATCGTCATCTTTCACACTTGAAATAATCGAGTGTATAGCTCGCTCAGCAGTAGAATATATTGAGAAAAAACCAGCCGCATATGAACCGCGATCAGACCAACCGCCAGGCATAACAAACCCATTAAATTCACAATTATTCATGCCGTATCCGCCAGCTGAGGAATAAGTAGTTATCACAACTCGTGAGGCTAATTCATCGGTACTGCCTCCAGATCGGCGAAAGACTATAGGATACCACTTACCGCTTACTGCATTTGCAGGCGCTGAAAAAGTGTATTTTCGCATCCCTTTTTTATTGTCTATTTCGCTTTTGCTGTAAACGTCCAGATCTTTAGGAGTCAACGTAATGTCAGCCGAACCATCGAACCTGACGCCATTAATGTTTATGGCTGTTTTTAATTTCGTCGCGGTGTCGGCGTTCCCTGTCAGCGCCCCGGTGATCCCGCCGTTGAAAGTCTGGCGCGCACTCCATGTGTTAGCCGTGCTCAACAGGGGGATCTTTTCACCACTGGTACCGAGTTCTCTTAAACCAAGGTTTAGGATTGAAAGGATGACGCCGGAAACTTCTTATAAAGCGTGGAAACAGCCACATCATAGATGATTGCAACCTGCTTACGGGGGATGCCATTCTCCAGCAATCGCCGCATTTGCTGCCATGTTTCTTCTTGGTATTTAGGTCGACGCCCACCTATACGACCTTCTGCGCGAGCTGCATCAAGTCCAGCGCGTGTACGTTCAACGATAAGCTCACGTTCCATTTCTGCCAGCGCCCCCATTACGTGAAAGAAAAAGCGCCCCATTGGTGTACTGGTGTCGATGGAGTCAGTGAGACTCCGGAAGTTAATGCCTCTGTCACGCAGCTCTTCCACCAGCACAACTAAGTGACGCATGCTGCGCCCAAGACGGTCTAACTTCCATACGACCAGGGTATCACCTCTGGAAAGCATACGGAGTACCTTTTTTAACCCAGGGCGCTCAGCCTTTTTGCCGCTCGCCTTGTCCTCAAAAATTAGCTCACATCCTGCGCTTTCAAGAGCGTTTCGTTGTAAAGCAGTGTTTTGTTCATTTGTTGATACGCGTACATAGCCTATTAGCATATTTTCTGCTCACTATCGTTATTTATAGCAAGCTGCGGATTTTAATTAACAAAAACCTGTGTGTGTGGAAATCACAAAGTACATACCGTTTCCCAAAGAGATTTAATTCACTATTGAGGAAATAGTTATGTTTGATTACACAATAATGTTCCTCTCCATCCTTGGCGGGGTGCATTCGTTTCTGAATGGGGTTCGTGAAAAACGTTACGAAGCGTCATGCAGGCAATTGATGGCCGAGTGTATTGCTGCCGTACTTGCAGGCTTTATAGGCATGTATTTCGCGGAATATAAGGGTATGGATGAAAGTCTTCAGAATTGCGTGACTATTATTTGCAGCATCAATAACAGGCTCATTCTTGAAAAGTTACAAAGGATTATCGATTCGTACCTCAATAGAAATGCCTCTTAAGCAACAAATGACCGGTTGAGAAGTTACTTTGCATACCATTACCTCCTGACAACGTAGGAGGGAACTTGTGCTTGACACACAGGAATTAGCTCCAGTTGCTATTGCGCTCCTGCTTTCAGTAATTGGTGGGATAGGCACGTTCCTGATGGATGTCCGAGACGGTCGCCAGTCTGGCAATTTGTTGGGATTGGTTACGGAGATCTTTGTTGCAGTGACAGCTGGCGCGGTGGCGTACCTATTGGGGCAACACGAGGGCTGGGAGTTATCAATTACGTACTTAATGGTAACGATAGCCAGCAATAACGGTCATGAGGTGATTTCAGGGATGAAACGAGTGAATATCGATAGCATTCTGAATGTTCTTACAAGTTTGGTGAAAAAGGGAGGCGGGAAATGATTGGCTGGGGTGTATGCGTTCTTGCGTTAGCCTTAGCCGATCGCTATTTGCTAAAACGCAAGGACATCACGCATTTAGAACTTGGTGATGTGGAAATTAAACCGGGTTTCATCCGGGTGCCGTTCAAGTACCGGTCTAAATTCCCGTTTTTGCGCGGCGCAACGGTCAGATATTGGATCCGCGATGTTCAGAAGCCGACGACAGTGATTGAAGGTGAACAACGTTGTCTGACGTCGGCTGAACAGGGCGAAAACAGTGAATGGTTGTACATACCCACTGAATATATGGGTAAAGGAGAGCGACTGTGGCATTTCAACGTCATGGTTACGCATGGCGACTCGTTCATTAACCCGTTGTATCGCATTTTCCCTGTTACTCAGCAAATCCGCAGAAGTTACGTAATAAATCTCGCACAGGATGTGTCAGATGACGAAAAATAAGTATGCAACGGTCGATTTTGACCAGGTTAATGAAAAGGGGCTGAAATCCCTTATCGCGGCGATCAATAAAACCGGTGTTACGGTAATTGAGGTTGACTCCAGCAACCGCGCAACAACGAAAGATGGCGTTAAAGTTAAAACCGCAAAGCTGGTTCTTAACGACGGACAAATTCTTGCCATACAGGTAAACGATACTGGCGATATATCGTCTGTGAGGCTGAATGGAAAAGCTATTCCTAACGCTCAGTCGCCGGATATCAAGACGCTTGGTACCGTCATGGGGCAAGCGGCCCGCAAAAACTCCGCAAAATTCCAGAAATCACTGATCGCCAAAGCGAAACGTGTTGCCAATCCGGTAGACAAGAAACCGGCAGTAAAATCCAACTTTCAGCGCCTGCAAGAGGCAAAACAGCGGAATGCTCAGGTGGTTGCCGCTTATAAATCAGCGCAGAACTCGGTGTCTTTCAATCAACAGCAGATCACTGATTTGCGGGCGAAGCTGGATAAGGAGACAGGCCGACTCAATAACGAAAAGGCCCGAAATGGCGAACTCAAACGCCGTCTTAAGCAACTGAAAGCAGGAAATTAACATGGAACAGTTCAATATCAATAAAGGGGTGACGATCAAACCTGGGCTTGACGTGCTTCCCCCGCCAGTGACTGATGATGAATATCGCGCATTAATGGCCGGTGAGGACCGCTATCTGATGACGGAATCCAACACCCTGGAGGAAATCGAGGCTACGTTCTTCTATGACACGCCGATCCACTGGTGTGCTACGGATTTACTGGAGGCGATTAGTTCTACTCGTTTGCAGCTACACCGGACCATGCAGGCATTTGTCCGGGCATTGAACCAGAAGCTGAATGGTACCGGAATCTCTGCGGGGAGTGATAAAACGGGGGATGTGGCCCAGAACGGTGCACGCGCGATCGGCGGGGCTGAAATTGGCCGGGCACGTAACGTTAACGGGCTGCCGGTCCTGCCAGCCATTATTCCGCTCAGTGATGGTCAGACTATCAGCATTCTGTTTCATAGCCCGACAGCGGAAAACCGGATCACCAATAGCGATACGCTGATTGCTTTCCAGTTCTTACTGAATAAAAAAGACGTTACTCATACCGTTGCTCCGATGAGTGGACGTGATATGACGCTGGCGCAGGTCACCATGAAACTTGCCAACCTTGCAGAGAAAAACTCGGCAAAATTCCAGCGTGCGCAGAAGAAGAAAAAAGCCCTGGTTGATGAAATAACCCAACTACAGGCTGACAGTGACCAGAAAGAGGATGCCATGAGCGACCTCGCGGATCAGGTGGCAGCGGTAGAAGGGCAGAAGGTAGATCTGGAGCAGAAAATTAACGCTGTTGCATCGGAAGCGGATTCTCTTTATGAAGAGAATGAGCGTTTGCAGACGGAGATTGATCAGCTCAATCGAACTGGTGGGCGCGAAACCATTGCTCCTGCGGGGATGACTGGTGGACACTCTCGCGCGATGACGGATCGCCTTGCAAGTATCAAAAATCGTATGCATATGAACGGGGAAGTGACGCTCAGTAATGGTGCATCAATGAAGCAATTCATTGAGGACGGTGAAGGGTATATCCAGTTAACCGATTCGGATGGCAGCGTGTACATGATCAAGGCTAAATCCATACAGGGTGTGGACATGGCAGATGCGATCGGCAAGCTGTTTAAAGCCTATAAAGCGGGTAATGTATCGGAATACCTGGTCCAACCAGAAGAACATAAACCGGAAAACGTCGAACCTGAACCAGCGGAGGATACCGGTAGCTCTTCGCCTGAACCAGAAATCTCTGTAGGTGCATATCGATATGCCCTGCAAATGCGTCCGGCGGCCCCTGGCGCAATACCTGAAGGTAACAAAGCAATTCTGCCGCGCCCTGATGAAGGTGACCCGTATTATGAATATGCACGCTACGGCATTGCTACTTACGATACCCCGCTTTCTGATCAGCAAATGAGTGAGTACGACCTGAAGTTATTGCCTCGCGAGGATTCTTTCGACTTCTTGGCGAAGACACTTACTAATGGTCCGTTTGGCAAATATGCACAAAAAGCTCTGGAGCTGGCCACCAGCTCACCAGACGAGTTCCGCGTAATGCTGAAAACTCAGTTTCAAAAAACTTTCCCCAATATTGCGTTTCCGGGGGGCGCTGGCACCGAGAAAATGGTGCAGAGCATGATCAATGCATTGCAGGCCGAAGTCGGTGAGATTACTCAGCCAGAACCTGCCCCGGCACAGCCTGATGAAACGGTTAGCGAAGCAGATGCAGAGGCTAATAAAGCCATTGAATATCTCAATAACGTGATGGATATGCAAAGCACTGACATGGCGGAGATCCGTAACGCCCGGGGTAATGTCCGGGAAGCGATTGCAGCCCTTCAGGCTGCCGGGCGTTTTGAGGAAAACGAAGAGCTGGTTAATGGCGCTGCTCGCCACTTGGCTGATCTGCTGGTAGCAATCCAGAAAGCGGGGGTAGCGGCATGACACTATCAGCTATTGAGTTAATGGATCTCAGCGATAAGTTGGATGCTTTGATGTCCAAAGCGGCTACCGCGAGTGGCATGGAGTTGCTGGATATCAGCGATGAAATTGACCAGATCATGCAACAGATGGGGTACGGTGTGTCCGGCGGCAGTAGTGGCGAGGAAAAACAACCTTCGGTACATGATGGTGTGCCAAAACTGGTTGCTGATTTCCTGGCTGATAAATTCGTCGATCAGAGCACCGATGCATTTATCGGTACCTTGCAGGATTTGAGTCAATATGTTGGCACATACATCGACCTGGACCAGGTTAAACAGCACACGGCGGCATGGATAGCCGCCAACATTAAAGAGGCAGCATAAGGCGTAACAGGGATGAGCTTAAGCGATCAGGTGGTAATGGCCACCAGCATAGAAACGCTGATCGAGCTGCTAAAGAACCTGCCCGGTTATGGGCGGGTTTCGTATGTGGTGACAGCGAAGGGAGACGAGGTAAAAACAGCGTTTGATATCGTCGATGCCTCAGCTCTTTTGGTATCCAATACTCTGGATGGGAAAATTAATCCTGACTATCCCCAGGAACTTCAGCCGCGCGACCGGACCCGCGCATCCAGCCTTCTTCAGGTTAACCAGATATCCAAAGATTTGCGGCCTGCTCAGCTTACTGATTCCGGTTTATCCAGCCATGGTGCGCCGATAATTGGTGAGGACAATGCCGTTGAGTCAGGTAATGGACGGACCATGGGGATCATCAAAGCCTATCAGGACGGCAATGCGGATCGGTATCGTGAGTACCTGATTGATCATGCGACCGAATTCGGCATACGACCTGAAAAGGTTGAATCAATGACGGCTCCGGTACTGGTGCGCCGCCGGTTAACCAAGGTTGACCGCGTTCAGTTTGCCAAGGACTCAAATATTTCTGATCTTCAGGAAATGGCAGCCAGTGAAAAGGCTTTTGTTGATGCCGACAGCATAACACCGGCGATGATGGCGCTTTTTAACCCGTCAGAAAGCGGAGATCTGCTTAGCCGCAGTAATGACGCGTTTATTCGCGGATTTATGACGCAAGTTGGTGCCACACAGGCGGCTGGCCTTGTAACTGAAGATGGGCGACCAACACGGCAACTTGTAGACCGTATACAAAACGCGATCTTTGCCAAGGCATATAAGGATGCGCGCCTGGTAAGGATGGTTGCAGAAGAACCTGATCCGGACATGCGTAATGTTCTGACGGCGCTTAATGCGGCAGCCAATGATTTTGTCCAGATGCAGGCTTTATCAGGAGAAGCGCACAAGCAGGCTGTGACAACTATTGTTGATGGCATTGAGACAGCGGATAGCCTCGATAAAAAGGCGCTGGCGGCATTGAAAGATGCGGTAGACCTGGTAAGGCAATCGAAGGAGTCAGGCCAGCATATTACCGATGTTATTGCTCAGGGGGATATGTTCAGCGAAACGGCCCCGGAAGTGAAAGCACTCGCGTTGTTCATCGTCGCGAATAACCGTAGCGCGAAGCGTATGGCCTCCGCCTTTAAGTTGATGGCTCAACGTATCAATGATGAGTTACAGCACCAGGGCCAGGCGCTGGGGGATATGTTTGGCGGTGGTGATGTGTCGTTACAGGATATCCTTCGCCAGGTGTCTCAGGAACTGGAAAACGAAGGCATGCAAGGGATATCCGGCGGTCTTTTCGAGTCCGTTTCCGGCGGTAGTTACAATGGTGTTGCTCCATATACCAGTTTGCTATTACATCGGGCATCCGGCATCAAAGACATTATTCATCTGATCAGGCTGCTTTCCCGTACAGATCCCCAGGATGAACAGCTTGTACAAGTGCTTGCGCATTTTGTTCGAATGCCTGTTGCCGACGTGAAAAAATGGTGCCGATTATTCGGTATCAGCAATTCGTTACTTCGCGGCTTGTTAAATCACGCATCCTCCCTTGGGCGCGATGGCTTTGACGAGATAGCGCAGGCGATAAAAAACGGAGATATGCCACCAGCTATTGACTGGTTTTCCATTCGCCCAACCAGGGTGAAAGCATTCCTTAGCGCGGCGCATTCGGCATCACCATTGGCAGAAATGGTTCAGAGGTTGTCGCTCATATTCACAGACCATACCGCGTTGGGTGATTTGACTCTGGACGAGATGAAAGAAGCCTCCATTCAGTGGGCCGATCAACAAAATGAGGTTAACTCTGACTTCTTGCCAGCATTCAGGAAGGCCGTTAGTAAAGCTGATGATGCCCGTGGAATTCTGAGGGCATTTAAGGCATTGCAAAGTCAGGTTAATAAACATGTCGGTGATATCGATGGGGTAACGGCGGAAGGCAGGGATATCCTTAAAGAGCACGGCATAACGCCAGAGTTTATTGATGAGATCAGGACTGATATGCAGCGTGAGGTCGTATCGTCCCTGCAAATCGTAGCCAGAGCGTTGGCGGATGCTAATCCGAAGAGTGCGGCCATTGTTAACCGTGTTATTGGTGATATTGAAGCATCGGAGGGCATGGGGGCGCTGAAACTCTTCCTTTCGCGAGCGTTTAATCCTAACGGCAATATTCTCCCCGGCATTATTGGTGAGGCTAAAAAGTATGTCAGCGAAGAAGAACTTGAGCATCTTGACCAACTACTTAAGCGATTCTCATATAACCCGCAGACACGCTGGCAAATGAATCAGCAAAGTATGGGTTCGGTCCACGAGAAAGTGTTATCTGCCATGAACAGTGCGATCGCCAACTCATCCGTATCTGAAGAAAAAGCTCTTGAGTGGGCCGACTCTTTTATCACGGAAGAAGTGGAAGAAGCCCGCGCTGGACAGAATGGTGGGATAGACCTGCGCAAGGAACTTGCTGATATTTATCGCCTGACCGGCGGTAAAATTTCGACCTTATCAAAGGTGGTTCACCACCAGGGAAGGGCATATGCAAATATTAATGGTGTTGTTGCTGTCAATTTGAACGATGAAAATGCAAGTGCACTGTGGCACGAGCTGGGTCATCATCTTGAGTACAGTAACCCTGGTTTGTTAGAGAAAGCCCGGTCATTCCTGAAGGCCAATGTTGAAGGGGATAAGCCATCTTTCGTTAATATCGGTGGGCGTGGCAAGCCTGAATGGTGCTTCAGATCTCGATTGAGTAATATTTATATGGCGAAGGTATACCCGCCAGCCTCAGTAAGTAACACCGGGAAAATTCGGCAGAAATCACCGACTATTTCCAAAACGTCAGCAACGGAAGTATTCTCTATGGCTCTTCAGTTGTATCATGACAAAGAGGCCGCTGCCGCATCACTGATGAATGGTGACGGATTGCTGGAACTGTTATTAGGTGTGGCAAAGGAGCTAAATAATGCAGATTAAAATCGCAGCGCCATTAGGCGGAGATGCCATTATCGAATTTGATGATAATGAAGAAGTTTCCGGGCGTTTAAGCATTATCTCCGGTGACATTACCGAGGACATGATCGCTGAAGCCATAGCTGGGGCAAATCCCAATAGCTATATGGGATTCGTTAACACCCTTGATGCTCCCGCAAGTGATGTTCTCCGAACGCTGCATCTTTACGCTGGCTGGTTTGTTGATTGGCCAGCAGTAGATGGTGGCGATGAGGACGACGACGACGATGATTTTGGTGATCATGTAGACCAGATCGTATATTGAAGAAATCCCGCCAATCGGCGGGATTTTTTTTAATCGCTTTCCACTTCTTCCGTGGTGTTTTCTTGCAGTTCTGTTAATGCAGCACGACATAGGTTCCGGGCATTGGCTATAGCCACACTTTTGACTTCATCCGTCATCGTGCAGGTAATGTACTGATCGAGTTCTTCAGCGCGGATGATGCTTTTGCCAATCAGAAACTGTATTTGCCAGAGCAGATCGGCATCCATAATCAGAATTTCTGCCGGGCCTTCAGGGCCAGCCGGGAAGGAAACATAAGACTGTTTGCCCAGGCCGACAACTCGACAACTTGCTTCAAGAATTGCGCGCTTGAGGTCTGACTTTATAACGGAAACAGGTTGATTTTCACCAGTGATTACGCCGTTGACATGGAAAGGCATGTAGCTTGAAATACGCTCCACTTTCCACACGCCAGCAAGCGATCCTTCATGCAGCACAATGGGGGTAACCGCGAGTTTCATCTCACCATATAACTGCTGGCAGATAGCTGGATTGCTGAATACATCTAAAGGCTCACATTCAAACAGCGGCGCAATCTGCATGAGGTCCATCATGGTCATCCCTGGGGTACGAGCAGTAATGAATTTGCGCATACCAGTATCCATTGCGCTCCAGATTGCTACACCATGCTTTTTGCTCACTTCTTCAGTAAAGCCAAGGTGGCACATGATGGTTTTTTCGATAGCCAGATCAGAGATAGAAACCTTTTCGCCAGGTACTCCATCATTATTGATGGTCACTTCGACACTCTGGCCATTACGCAGGCGGTATTGAATTGCTTTAGTATTTTCCACGTTAAATCACTCCACTACAAACCAGTCACATGCCAGTAAGTCGCCTACAGAAGGAACCCACGGAACAACTACACCTTGTGCATTTTTTAAGGCGAAATAAGCACCATACGGAACGAGGTCGCCGGGGAAATATCCCTTAATGGCTTCCATTCGTGCCGGGTACTGTCCTTCAGGAACCAGCCAGCAGAATTGGTTTTCGCCGTTCCACCCGCGTCGAGCAACTTTCTTGCCATCCTTCAGCCACATCAGCGCGTCAGAAAAGTCGGCTGCTTCAAGGTCGATTTCTTCTTGTAGAGTAGCGATACCGCCAGCAGAAATAGTTACGTCCCTGGCTGTAATGAATGTCACCCCATTGTGACCTTCAATGCTGAGCGATACCCCATTTTCGAAGAAGTCGTTAGTCCGACTAAAGCCTTCTTCAAATGTTTTTTCTGGTGAATAGGACAGAGATCCGTCCTCATAAGCGACCAGATATCCGCCAATTTCTGGTCGGTGTTTTTGCAAAAATATTTTATCAACATGGACTTTTACCCCTTCTGGCTCAACGACTTCGATGTTGCAAAAAAGGACCACATCCATTAGGGCGATAATTTCGATATCTTTGATTTTTGAGGCGCGAACTGTTTTATGGCTTTTGTATTTTGGAAGTGCCGTCAAAAGCTCTTTCGTTGTCATGTTATTCATAGTCTTTCCTCTGCTTAAAACCTGATGTATTGCGCCTTCAGGTGGGTCAGGAATGTTTTCCCACCAGCGAACGCAATATCTCGGGGTGTTCTTTTCGTGAAAAGCGTGTGCCATTGCCAACTTTGGCGTTTGTTTGCGAGTTCGTGCTTTTGTCGGCGTCTGGACCACCGCTTTTCTTTCAGTCGTTTTTTACACATTCAAAACGGAATATCGTCGTCAAAGTCCATTGGAGGTTCGTTATTGGCGTTGCTCTGAGGTTTACCGCCACCACTGTATTGCTGGTGGTTTTGAGGTTGGTTTGATTGCCCCCAGCCATTTGAGGACTGTGAATCGTCACGGCGAGCGCCGATCATTTGCATGGTGCCGCCCTGGCTGACGATAATTTCCGTCGTGTAACGTTCTACACCGGCGTCATCTGTCCACTTACGGGTTTTAAGTTTCCCTTCGATGTAGACCTGAGAACCTTTTCGTAAATACTCACTCGCAATTTCAGCAAGTTTTCCGAACAAAACGACTTTATGCCATTCTGTTTGCTCTTTCTGTAGGCCCGTTTGCTTGTCGCGCCATGATTCATTCGTTGCGATGCTGAGTCTTCCGACCGCTCCGCCATTTGGTATATACCTGATCTCCGGGTCTTGCCCCAGGGTACCAATCAGGATGACTTTGTTTACACCGCGTTGTGCCACTTATCTTACCTAATAAAATAAATTAATTAGAGCAATAATGTATATCTTTGAAACGTAGCTAACAAGTGATTTGCATTATCCTGTGCCTTCTAAAGGGATCGAGTCAGTCGGTATTGGCTGTGAATGAGTGTTTGTCCTGGAGCGTAAAAAATTCGCTTATGAGGTCTTTATGAAGGGAAAAACAGCCGCAGGAGGCGGTGCAATTTGCGCTATCGCGGTGATGATTACCATCGTGATGGGTAATGGCAATGTGCGAACCAACCAGGCGGGGCTTGAGCTGATTGGTAACGCTGAAGGTTGCCGACGTGATCCATACATGTGCCCGGCGGGGGTATGGACTGACGGGATCGGTAATACACACGGGGTAACGCCGGGTGTGCGAAAAAACGACCAGCAAATCGCCGCTGATTGGGAAAAGAATATCCTGATCGCTGAACGCTGTATTAATCAGCACTTCCGGGGCAAAGACATGCCCGATAATGCCTTCAGTGCAATGACAAGCGCGGCATTCAATATGGGATGCAATAGCTTACGGACCTACTACAGCAAAGCGCGAGGCATGCGAGTAGAAACGTCCATCCACAAGTGGGCGCAGAAAGGGGAATGGGTGAATATGTGTAACCATCTCCCTGATTTCGTGAACAGTAACGGCGTGCCCCTGCGAGGTTTAAAGATTCGCCGTGAAAAAGAACGCCAGCTTTGCCTGACGGGACTGGTCAATGAATAAACTCCGGCAGCTCCGCCGACTTTCGACAATGAAGTTATCGCTGGCGGCGATAGTTTTCGACTCGATTTTCATGGCGGTATATGTGCTCAATGAGACGTGGCCACTGGAACCGCTATTGTATGCTGGGCTTCGACTGTGCCTGACATTTTTGAGCATGGCTGCAAGATTGATGCAGCAGAAAGAAACCGCTTCAGATTGTCCACGCCGCGCGGTGCGCAAATATATGGCACGCAGGCGAAGGCGATAATAGTTAACGATAACCCCGGCAGCCGCCGGGGTTATTTTTGGTGGTTATTTAAACGGATTGATTGAATTATTAAACGTGATGATGCTTGTCTCACGCGGTGCCTGGACGTTAGCCGCTTGCGGAACCTCCTTAATTTTCTTGGTGACAGGCAAGTTGCGTGCGCCAACTTTGATCAGAGATTCGAAAAGTGTGGCAACGATTTTTGCATCACCAGGTTCTTTGAGGCGGAATGCGTCTTTTTGGGCGGCGGAGACGAAGATCGGGAGGTTATCCAGTTCGTCTTGCATTGCTGCCAGCACATCGTCGCGGATACCCGCTGTTTTCTCCAGCAAAGCGATTCGCGCTTCAGCATCTGCGATCTTGGCCATTGCTTCGAGGTGGCGGCCCTGGCTTTCGAGTAGTGCAGTTTCCAGTTCTGCCGTACGCTCTGTCGCCTCCACCATCATTTCCAGTTCAGCCATTTTGCTGTAATGGGATATAACGGCCTGCACTGACTCGTCGGAGTACCCATGCGCCGCCAGGGACTCTGCCAGTAAAGATTTAGAATCCGCGCTTTCAAACATTCCGGCGCTGGCAGGATGATCCAGACTGATATAGTTCGGCGTTGTCACATAATCCACACCATGGAAGCTGGTGGTTACAGCGATTTTCCCGGACTCGCGCCCGCCAGTGGCCCAGCTCCAGCCACCAGCTCGGCTTTCGATCATCGCGGCGACAATTTTACCCGGCTCTGTGTTAAGAATTTCCTGTGTATGGGTAACGATGCCGTTGTCGTCAACAGATATAGCCACTGTGCGGCACGCTGGAACATTGTCGATTACGACCGGGCGACCTTCCACCATGATCACGCTGGTTTCTGGTACTTCCAGTTTGCCAGTCAGCTGTCGGCGACCGTGACCGTAATAGCCGAAAAGCTCTCCAAGGCGTAAACCTTCCTGAGTTTCCTTGCTTTCAAGCATGGTCTTGACCGCGCTTAATACATACTGTCGCCCGTTCTGGCGACCTTTTCGAGCATTGCTATAGAGACAAAAGCGGTCAGTGACCGTTTTCAAAACATCAGTCATTATCGTTTCCCTCTTTAAAGACCGATTCAAGGATTTGCGCCAGTTCCTGTGGCGGTGTTTTGATGATGGAATCCATCAGGTGATCGTCGTCCTCGCTTTTCGCTTTCAGTTCGTTCACCAGTGCTTCAGAGATTTTTTCGTCAATCTCCAGCACATCGCTGAACAGGTAACGTTTGAATGCATCGGAATTGGCGAGGACGCTGTTATTGCTGACGGCATCGAGGATTTGCGTAACGATAGTGGCGTAGTTCGCCTGCGAGTCGCGGTTATCGTTGTGCTCTTGTTGCAGAGCGGTATTAACGGAGTGGAATTCGATTTTGTACGGGCGATCACCTTCCGGGTATACCTTGCCGTACTTGAAAGCAAGATGAATATCGATAGCCCGCTGAATGAACTCTTCTACGCCCTGCTGGATCCATGAGGCGCGCATGGCGGCCTGAATTGCCGTGCGCAGGAATCCACCTTCGCCAAGCCCGCCGGACATTTGATCTGCCCACCCCAGGAGGGTGTAATCGAGGCCAAGTGCTGCCGCCAGCTGGCGCATATAGGTGAGAATGTCTTCAATGCCGTTGATGTCAGCCTGGATGGTCTGAGTATCAATAGTCATCTGTCCCTTGCCGTCGCCCATAATAGGCAGCAGGGTATTGGTCACCGTAGGCATGTTATTCGCGCCACGTGCGCGTCTTTCCATCAGGTCAGCTGCTCGTTTAAGCGTCTGAGTAATGGTGCGCGAATAATCGGCTGCTTTAACCGGATCCAGACTATTCATCGCCAGGCCGATGATTCGGTCAATTTTCGACGCATTAAAACGCGTTGCTTTCAGCGAGCGGATCGCTGAACGCAGATTCATGTACGGCTCGTAAGCGTATTCGAGCAAGCTGGTCCCGTAATTCTGGGTTTCAATCGGCGTGCGCTCTTCCGGATTATCCAGCAAGCTGTATGCTTTATGGCCAGTGTGCACAGGCATAAGGTTTGACTTAGGCCGCCAGTAGGGGATTTTCATAGGGATAATGGCCCACGGATCGGCGAAAACCATTTTCCCTGACGCGTCCTTCAGATAATCGCCGCTAAATCCCGCCAGGTTGCCGCTGACCTCGAACTCTTTGATGAAGCTCGGAAGGGTGTAATAGGAGCACTCAAAAGACGTGATCCCTATGCCTTCTTTGGCGTATGGCCTGACATAAGCCACCCCAAATACAGACATGATAAATGCCCATCCGGCGACCTCTTTGTTGATGGTTCGCCCGATGTCGTTCATCAGCTCGTCACACAACGCCTGAGCGGCGTCATAGTCACTATCGTTTCCGTTGTGTACCGGCACGATAGAGAAGGTTTGTCCGGTCTTCTTATCGAAAGAGAGCGCGTGCGTAATATGGATGTTCAGCGCGGTGGCGATCGTGCTGTAAACCGCCATTTCTTCGAGTAGCGGATAGCGTTGCAAGCGGTCTTCCGGCAGTTGAACTTCATCAAAGATAAAGCGACTCCCATCCACCAGCCCATCACCAGCCATGCCACTATCGCCCGGTTTGCCGCCTAAGAAGCCGGACAGTTGTACCGGTGCCCCTGCGCGAGAAAACAAATACCCACTTCCGCCGTGCACAGCCAGCGCGGACAGGAGGATGTTGTCCCGTTCTCCGTTGTCTTTAAAAACCCCCGCCAGCGCCTTCCTGACCGAGGATAGCGTGATTTTATTGTCTGCCAAGATTGCACCTTAATTAGAATAATTCGCATCGTGTTTGAACGGAATTTAACACTAGTCACTTGTTAAGGATTACCAATGAACAAGCTATCTATTGGTGTGTTTCGCTGTTCAAGTGTCAGCGAAATATTGAAATACATTAGGGCAATAACATCTCACCGAGCGCCGATTAAATACGGCGTGGAAAAGGTGGAAGGCAAAAGCTATGACCGACTGCGCCGGGAGGCGAATCAGAAGGCGATAGATTTGCTTAATTCGCTGGTGGACGGCGCGACACTGACAGATGAACAGCGCCAGATCCTGGCCGGGTACACTGGTGAAGGCGGCATTGGCGGGTCCGTCTCCGAATATTACACACCAAAGCCTATCGCTGAAGGTGTCTGGGAGATCATGAAGCTCTACGGCGCGGACGTAGGTAACACTCTGGAACCATCGGCGGGAACCGGCGTTTTTAATGAGACAAAACCGGTTGGTACGGTGATGACCGCGACTGAGATCAGCAGTGTTTCCGGTCGTATAAACCAGTTGTTACACCCGGAAGACAGCGTACAGATTTCCCCGTTCGAACAGCTGGCTATAAACACGCCTAACGATTCATTCGACCATGTTGTGGGTAACGTTCCGTTCGGCGGTCGTGATAACACACGCAACATCGATAAGCCTTACGCAGAAGAAACGGACATGGGGTCTTACTTCATGCTCCGCATGCTGGACAAGATAAAACCTGGCGGATTCATGTGTGTGATTGTGCCGCCGTCCATTGTTTCAGGTTCAAACATGAAACGGTTACGCCTGCGCCTATCACGGAAAGCTGAATTTCTTGGTGCCCACCGCTTGCCTACCGGTACTTTTGACGCAAACGGGACCAGTACAGTTGTTGATGTGGTGCTGATGCGCAAACATCCGGCAGAGATGGCTGAGAAAATCCCCCTGGTGGATGAAAGCACTCTCGAATCGGCAAATGTGCTTTGGCCAACGTTTATTTCTGGCAAGTGGTTTGAAAAGGACGGCCGCCGGTTTGTTCATGGCACCCAGGAAAAGGGCTTCCAGGGGCGTATTGAGGTTCGTGCCGACGGTCAGATTGATAACCAGGCTCTTAAAGCGAAGCTGATTCATCGTTTCGAAAGCCGTATCGACTGGTCTTTGCTCGATATGGCTGAACCGTCACCGACCGCAGACGTTGTTGGTGAAGGGGAAATGCGCCTGATTAATGGCGTATGGCAAAAATATGCTGGTGGTCGCTGGATTGAAGCTGATGCAGGGAAGGAACTTAAGATCGATGCTGCCAGTTATGGCGCGGATAGCTGGGAGGCTCTTCAGCGTAACCTGACTACAACAGAAGGCCGTCTCGGCATGACATTTACCCAGATGGCAAATGTCCGCGATAAGTACACCACATCAATCAGCGACGATATGGTGCAGCTGGTGGACTGGATTAACAGCCAGCCTGAAAAATACCGTGAACGCTTGTATCGCGGGGCGATGATTGGCCGGATGTTAATTGAATATCAGGACATGAAGGCCGCCGGGCATAGTGCTGAACAAATCGAACAGCAGCGCCTTTCTCTGGTATTCCGTTTGCAGGCAGAGATTGACCGTTTTGGTAACCCCGGTCGCGGTCCGATAGCGAAATTATCGGGGAGCGGTGCGCGCGCCTGGTTTGCTTTCCGTGGTGCAATTAAGCTGGATGGCACTATTTCTGACGAGCTGACAGGAAAACTGGTTACGCATGATTCCAGCGCCAGTTATGACTCCACCAGCTATCAGGACACCCTGCGTTATCTCTACAGTGATCTCACTCGCGATCCAATCCAGCTCGATGATTTCCGCCTTGCGTTTACCGGCGAACTGCCAGCCAGTGATGACGAGTTGCTTAATTTATTGGCCAGCACCCCTGGCATTGCGGTTTCACCGTATGGCGGGATTGTTCCGTTCGCCCGCGCCACCAGCGGCGACATTAACGAGATAGTGGCTCCAAAACAGGAATTCCTCGCCACGCTCCCCGACGGTCCAGTAAAGAACAACGTCCTTAATCAGCTGGCAGCGATCGAAGAGAAGCGCATCAAGACGCCAGCAGAGAATATCCGCTTTAAGCTCAATAGCCGTTGGTTCGACCGTTCCGTCATTCTGGAGTTTTTGCAGGAAAACGGCTATCCGGATCTGCGCTATGTGCAGTCAGTGCAGCTGGAAGGCGACGAAATGGTTTCTGACACCTATCACGGTGGTGATGGCCTGTTCGTCGGGCACCGATACGGTGTCGTCCAGCGTAAGGATAAAGAAACAGGCGAGATCCGCTACGAGTGGGACCGTAAATCAGGTGAAAACGCGACCGGGTTCCCGGCACAGCTGGAAAAGTATCTCAATGGTGCGCGTATCGGTGGCAAAGATAGCGCGACGGCGAACGGCTACCGCGAGCAGATGGCACTGCTTGAGGACCAGTTCAATAAGTGGATCAAGACGCACGATCGCTACGATGAGCTGGTTGCTAAATACAACGATGTGTTCAATAGCAATATCCCGTATGAACACTCTGGCGATCCGCTTGGGTTGAAGGGATTAAGCGGTAAGCGCCAGCCATTTGATTACCAGAATAGCGAGGTGCGCCGACTGTCCGAAGATGGGCGCGGCATCCTGGGCTTCGGCACCGGGCTGGGTAAAACCACGACCGCGCTGGCGCTTGAGGCGTTCAACTATGAGAACGGTCGCTCCACCCGTACTGCGTATGTAGTGCCTAAATCAGTGCTGGAAAACTGGTATTACGAAGCAAAAGAATTCCTGAGTGAAGAGGCATTCAGTAACTACCTGTTCGTCGGTCTTGATGTGCTGATGGATGGCGATCAGATTCGCCAGGTGCAGGTGCTCGATGAGAACGGTAAACCTGTTCTTGGTACTGATGGCACTCCAGTTATGCGCGATGCTCTTAAGCTGGCAGATGAAGCCACTATCACGGCGCGGATGAACGCGATCCCGCACTCAAATTACCGTGCAGTCGTGTTTACCAAAGAACAATACGCCCGCATTCCGCTACGTGATGACACCGTAGATGAGCATGCACAGGATATGCTTTATGACTTCGTTGCCGCCGGACGCGTAGCCAGCGCAATGGACTCCGACTCCCACCGCAAAGAGGCCGCGCGTCGCCGGGTATTGTCGGAGTATTCAGATACCGGCACCGAAAAAGCAGAGAAGTATCCGTACTTTGAGGATATGGGCTTCGATAGTGTGATCGCTGACGAAGGTCACAACTACCGCAATAGCTATAAAAATGGTCGCGAAGCGTCACAACTGGCCTATCTGCCCACCAGCGCGGTGGCGCAATCGGCGCGAGATATGGCAATTAAAAACGCGTACCTGATGAAAAAGAATGGTGGGCGCGGGCCGGTTCTCCTGACTGCAACGCCAGTCGTTAACACCCCGATCGATGCATACAACATGCTTTCTCATGTTCTGCCGAAGGAATACTGGCAGAACATGGGGATCTACGGTCCTGATGACTTCGTTAAATTCTTCGGCAAGACCAGGCTGGAAACGGTACAGAAAATTAGCGGTGAAGTTGAAGAAAAAATGGCGCTGGTGGGCTTTGAAAACCTTGATGCGCTGCGCGGTATATTCCATCGCTGGGTAACGCTTAAAACGGCGGAAGACGTTAAGGATACCGTGGAGATCCCGGAGCTGGACGAACACCAGCAGGATGCACCACTTACTGAAGAACAACTGGCGGCGTATGAAGAATTGCGTCAGCAGGCGGAAGCGGCGGCCAAAGCCAACAATGGCGTAACGACCTCGGTCAATGAAGACGGCGTGATTGAGCACGAGAAAGCCCGTCCGATCTTCTCAATAATCAGGGATATGGACCGCGTATGTACTGACATGGACCTGTACTATCGCCGGATCACCTATCGTTTCCTGCCGGAGTACGCCGATGCGGTGCAGCAGCTGGCGGACAGTTTGCCTAAACAAGCCACCAGCGAAGACGACGACAGTGATGATTCAATCACGCAGCAATCGCAATACTCCCTGATAGATAAGGGCGAGTTTATTCAGTTGCAGGTTCCGGAAGCGTTCGAGCAGGAAGTGAATAAGCGCCTGGCCAGGTTTGGCATTGACGAACAGACCGTAACTCACCCCGTTACGCCCAAATACGCGAAGCTGATTGCCACGCTGAAGGAGTTTTTCCCGGAAGGTAAGCAAATCATCTTCACCGATGAAAAAACGCAGCACCAGAAGCTCAAGCGCATTATCTGCAATGCTCTTAACCTTGAACCTTCAAAGGTGGGGATACTGAATGCTCAGACGGTTGCCGAGGCAGGTAAAACCGGTAAGAAACTGAAAGCGGTTAAACCGCCGAAAGAGTTACCGGATGAACCAACAGATGCACAGATAGCGAAATACAACGAGCAAATGGCTCTGTATGACGCCTATATCGCGCAGCAAAATGAAATGTCGTTGGGCGGTCTGGAAAAGATTGCAGCCGACTTCCAGGAGGGCCGGACTCCGATCATCATCTGCAACAAAAAGGCAGAGGTGGGTATCAACCTGCATCGAGGAACGACTGACATCCATCATCTGACGTTGCCATGGACTCCAGCCAGTATTGCGCAACGAAACGGTCGCGGTGCCCGAGTTGGCTCCAACCGTGCAAGCGTTCGCGTTCACTACTACTGCGGCAAGGGGTCTTTCGATGAATACCGACTGAAGACGCTGAAGCGTAAAGCAGGCTGGATCTCCGATATCCTCCGTTCAGATAAGTCAGAAATGGAGAACGCCGACGCCAACGATATGATCGAAATGCAGATGTATACCGCGAAGGATGACGGCGAACGTCTGGCAATGATGCAGGTTCAAATGGATAAGGCGAAAGCTGCGAAACGCGCTCGCCAGAAAGAACAGGCTACTATCGACCTTCAGAACTACATCAAGGCGCAGCACGCAGCTGGTGAGGATGTGGAGGTACTTACCGCTGAATTGGAGCGAAGCAAAGCGGAACTTGAAAAGACCACCGCCGACGTCGCCAAATTCAAACAGGCGGTAATGGCCAAAGCAGCTGATAACGCAGACTGGAAAGCCCGCTGGGGTAGCGTCCATCACACAGACCGTATGTTGTTAGCACAGTATCGCGCGTCGTTGAAAAGCGCCATTCAGCGCAAGGCTAATATCTCTCAGGCCATCTCCCGCTATGAGAAATTATTGAACCGTACTCAGAAGGCCGCGACGGATATCAAACGCCTGCGCCCGCTGGTGGAGGATGCAATAAATAAAGGCATTCTGGATGTTGATCCTGATCTGGTTAACCATGCGAATGAGTTCCTTGTTATCGGCGATCGCTCATGGCGTGTAGGCCAATACTATGATTGTGCCGGTGATATCGTTCGCATTAAGTCGCTGGACTTCGACAGCCAGCGCGCAGACGTGGAGATCATCTTTACCTTCAAAGGCACCAAATCGGGTAACTGGGATGTGAAGACGCTGGATAAACAGGTTGATGTAACTCCCGATGAAGATGCTGTTATGCAGAAAATCAGTGGTGGCGTCTCCATCGCCGGGATTAACGACATCGTTTCCTGTGACGATTTCTACCGTTTCCAGCAGCGCGGCATGATCAAAATCACTGACTCATACGGCGTTCAGACTACAGAGTCAGGCTATAGCATTGATTTTGTTGGTACCTATACGGACCCACTGAAGCATGCGGTTTACCCGGATCGCCGTGACGGCGCGCTGAAGTCGTCAATTGCAAAATGGGTGCTTGGTATGATGTCGGAAGGGAATAACCGCCAGATCCGTTCGGCAGAAGCATTCCTGGTTGAACTGTTTGGCTCCAATTATGGCGATGTAATCGCGTCATACGGAGATACGCTATCCCCTGAAGCAATTCAGGAGAAAATAGCGGATGCGATCGCCAGAATGCCGGAGAAAACAAGCCAGGGGGCTACTCGTAACGGGGATTCTGAACTTGAAGTCACCAATGCCATTTTCGGTACCAATGAGTTCCGGGCGTCAGATTATGAGATCACCACAGCACAGTTTGGCACCATTGGCATTTACAGCAATAAAGCCGAGATCAAGCAGGCAATGGACGCAGCAAGCGCGCGCATCGCAGCAGAACGGGAAGCCAATCTGAATCATGCAGTCGCCGCGCTGACTCAATCGTGGGTAACAGCAATCAGGGAGGCCGCCACCACAGGGAAAATCACACCTGCAATAGCGGATGTCGTAAACGACGGCTCTAAATTTATGGATGCCTATCAAATGGATGCGGTGAAGTTGCCATCAGCCTATGGTCAACTCAGCTATCGCATGACCTACAACCTGGTATCAATGTTTTCCGACCTTGCCATCCTTGGGCTGGTGGATCTTAACGAGGTTACGCCGGAATTGCTCAGCATGCGCAAGAATCATGTGGAGATATTGCAGAGAATTAACACGGTTCTTGCCGGGCGCACCGATGAAGAGAAACAGGCCGACGCTGATCGGATAAACCTGGCCCTTGGCAACATCACGGAGGAAGAGATTGCCGCCAGAAACGAGAAACAAGAAGAGTTATCATCAATACAGGGTGATGCCACCAGCATAGCTCAGTCTCTTGGTCTGAATTATCGCGTATCCACCGCCGACCTGAAGATGATGTACGCACCAAAATTCGCCGCTGGCGAGGTATTTGGGCTTCAGGAAGCCTCAGGCATGAAAGGCGTTCTTTTCCGTGCGAAAGACGCAATCAAGGCGAAATTCGGCGCTCGCTGGCTGCCAGCGAAGGCGAAGAACAGCGATTTCCCGGGTAACTGGTGGATTATCGAGACAAAACACAACGTGGCGGACGTTCTGGCCGTCATCCAACAATACGCATAACAGGAGCGCCCGGTTCGCCGGGCGTCGCATAATATGGCCACACTATCTGATACAATAAAACCGAATAAAACATATCTTGAGGCGGTACTCCGTACAGCGTTGTTAGGAAAGACAGAAGACGAATACGTTGATTTCTTCCTGTCAGGGCTACGCGGGCGATTACTGAAAAATCCCCGCCTGTACCGCAGCTATGGTCCATACTGGCCGGAAATTAAAAAATTATTACTGGAGCGCGGTTATGGTAATTTCGGTCGTCTCGTTGACCGTGACGTTCGCAAAATTTACCGTTATGACCGCCCGGCGCTAACACTCATAGCCGCGACGCTCTACAGCCAGGAGCGTTTTGATAATGGTCAGATATACTCAGCCTGGCATTTACTGCCAGTGCCTGAAGAAGTTGACGACCAGGACTATGAGTTTGAGTCTTACGATTTGGAAGTTGAAGCCTTGGCACAGGCTGGAGAGAAAACTTGAAAAAGCGATACTACACAGTAAAGCATGGGACGCTACGAGCATTACAAGAGTTTGCTGATAAGCATAACGTTGAGGTGCGCAGGGAAGGGGGAAGTAAAGCTCTGCGCATGTACCGTCCGGACGGGAAATGGCGTACGGTCGTCGATTTCAAAACTAACAGCGTTCCCCAGGGCGTCCGCGACCGGGCATTCGAAGAATGGGAGCAGATCATCATAGATAACGCATTGCTCCTGAATGCTGATTAAATCTTTGGCTATGCCTGGCTAAGCCAGGCATAGGAATTTACACAGTATCAATGTGTCTGCTAAGGAATCTCCCGAACTGATTTGTTGACCCAAAATAGTTAGGATAAGCCTTTTTAAGAGATTTAATGTTGTTAGTGGCAAGCAGCACCGCAATTAATACTTCAGGATCCGCATCATCCTTATTAAGTTCCTGGAGGGCTTGTTCCGATTCTTTTTTCCTAAAAGGTTTCACAGAAACAAGAAACTTTCCAGTATCCTTGCCATTTTTTGTTATGGCGTTTCTCATCCTCACCAAAAAGAATCCATTATGGTTTTTGGGCAGGCTTTTCTTTAGGTTTGCATCTGATGTCAGCTTCATTGCAAATGTATATGTACTTAATTTTGAGCGAACAGATAAAGCCTCCTCCAATGTTTTAAGCTCTGTTTGATAATTTTTGATGGTTTCATCATCAAGAATACAGGCACCTTCATCATGAGCAACTAGGCATCCAGAAAGATAAAAAAATCTTCTCCACTCAGGGTGACCTTCATTAGAAGTTTTCAGCTTAATATTTTCAAGTGTATCTATTATCTCCAGACTTGTTGCCCAAGCATGTTGGAGTTCTGTTCTTAGTTGTACTTCGATTTTAGTTTTACTCCACGGATTGTTACCGTTTTCTTCATCAAAACAACTATATGCAAGGTGAATGCCACTATATCCGCTTGGCTTTGGAGTTAAATAGTCATATTCCTTTAAGATTTTATGCTTGGAGCGACTTTTAACTAGTCGGTCTTTTAGTTTCTTTAGTTGTTCGATGTTTCTAACTATAGCTCTACATCCGCCAATATCCTGCATTCTAGTAAGGGCTATTGCATTATTTGTTGCGCCGCCGTCAAGACTTGGACGCTCCAGTTTATCAATTATTGTGCTAAGTCTTTTTAGGCGTCTTGCAACAATAATCTTATTCTCTTTATCAACTTTTTTTGCAGCCCTATCAAGATGATTTTTCATTAGCATCAATGGATATAAATGAAGCTCGCGGAAATTTTGAATCATTTTAATTGCTTCTTCTCGCTCTGCGCCCTCACAACCATGTCTAATTTTTCTGGCTGCTTTTTCTATTTGAGATTTCGAATATTTAAGTTCGCATTTTTGGCTTTGATATACTTCACTGCCCATTACTAACATCCAGTTCAAATGATTAATGTGTTGTTACATATAATAACAAATCAAGCTAGAAATCAATGGGTATGAAAATGAAACATACCCATAATGTTACCTAACGTAACTATTATAAATAGTTCTGTTTACCTGTTAATTCTCCTTGCGGCACTTGTTTTTGCGTTAGTGTTTGAGTTCCGCGAATTATGTTAATCAGGGGACTTAGTAATGATGGTTCCTGATGGGCCTCAACTTCTCCAGCCATTGCCCTGATGTAGTCGGCGCTGGCAACGTTGTTGTATTCCGTCGCAAAGCAACATAGTAACGTCAGAACATGTTCTGTCGTTATTTCGCTCCAGTTGATGTTGAAAAATTCATCGCCTTTTTTATCGTGTTCGGAATCGAAGATGCTTTGGTGAAGGATGTATTTGCCGGATTCCTTGCGCGGTAACTTGATCGCTTTCTGGCGTTCCAATTCCTTGTAAATCTGCATTGCTTCAATCAGTACCGGTCTGCCGTTCATGAAGGGATCACGCAACCTTACACGCTGGCCAACTCGACCGGTAATAAAGCTGTTTTCCTCTTCCACCAGCACGATAAAACCCTTTTCCTCTTTTTCTCGCAATTCGCGCAGCAGCTGGAGTTCCATATCGCGGCGGCGTTCAGGGTAGCTGGTCCGCTCAGCCATTATCAGCTCATTGTTGATCCATGCAGCAGTCATTGACGCCGGTTTGCCGACGCTCATTGAAACAACGCATATTTTCTTATCCATAGCGCCCCTACAAAAAAGAAAAGCCACCAGCGGCGGCTTAGCAATACAACTGAAGGTAGCGCCCGGTACTCAGACTGTGCCGTCCATGGAATATTTGAAAAGGGATCCATCCGTACCGGGCGTGTGATGATTCTGACTCAAGTCACTTGTCAGTTGTCAATCATTTAAGATTAAAAATAATATATTTATTAGTGCATGATGTTTGCCATCTCATAGGCGTCAGCCAGCAATTCCATCTCTGACTTGTTCAGCAAGGTGAATTCTTTCTTGCCTCCAACCACACCATCGGCATGAACGGGGACCAGCCAAGGGTATTTTTCTCTTACTTCAGCCGGTGCTGCATGCTGGTGGTGCCATCTGCAAAGGGGCAATTGCTTTTTGTGACAACCCGGCGCGGTACGACCGGAGATATGGTGCAGAGACACCTCTTCAGATATTACTCCATGCATGTAGCAGGCAATGCAGGGGAGAGTGCCAAGAGCATTGGCGATGGTCCGTTCCTCCGCCGTCGGTGTTCGCCCCTTCAAGCCACGAGATTTTATTTTTACCGCACTTTTCCGCGTTTTGCTGGCTGGTGGGCGCTCTTTCTGTTTAGCGATACGGCGGTCGATAGAATCCCGCATTTTCTGATATTGCGATTCTCGCCAGGCGGGGTCAGCCAACTTTTCCCGTTGCCGAGCGATCGCTCGTTCTCTGGCTGCCTTCTGCCACTCGCGGCGCTGTTCAAGTTTTTGTTCGATTGTTTTCATATGGCAAAAAAAAGGCGGCCTAATGGCCGCCAATGATGTCAAGGAGTGAAGTAATGGCAACGTCTTCGTAGTTGACAAAAACTGCGGCTAAATTATAGCAATCAATTAGAGCAATGGCAGATATTTTGTTTATCGCGAATCACATTTTTTCACTTCAGTACCTGTGTGCTATACTCCTTCTTGATTGATTGGATGCGGAATACAAACCCGCTCTTTTGTGCAGCCTGGCTCCTTGCCAGGCTTTTTTTTATTTCATCATGGAAGCTGTTAACGCTTTGGACCTTGCTGAACTGATTGAAAGGGCATTGTTTACCTTACCCAGGAGTTCGCCAAATTCCCCCATCACTCTAGTAAGCCCGCGCCGCGCTTCCTCCTCCGTTGCATTCATCACAAAATGTTCAGCACTCCGCATGCTTTTAACGGGGAACGCAACAGATATCGAGTCGATATCAGGCATCCTATCGCTCAACTTTACGGTGACAATGACAGATGGTGACAGAATATTAGTGCTTACAGACAGCACTACATATTTTCCGTCGATGTTGAAATCCTTTCTCATATGCCACCATAAATATCAAAGAATTAGAGCAATCATTTACGCGTTAATGGCTAATCGCCATCTTCCAGCAGGCGCACCATTGCCCCTGTTTCACTATCCAGGTTACGGATATAGTTCATGACAATATTTACATTGGTCCAGCCACCAGCTTGCATGATCTCCGGTATTGAAACTCCAGCGCGGGCCATATCTCGCGCGGCTCCGACACGGGCACTGTGTCCAGACCAGGCCAGGTATCTCTGACCAGAGTCATCCTTAGCGCCGTAAATCAATCGATGAGTTGCTTCAAAAATCCCTTCCAGGGCGCGAGTTGATAGCTGGCTGGTGGCAGATGGCGCGGCAACACCATTTTTTCTGACCCGGCAAAACAGGTAGTTATTAGGATCATCAGCTACACCAGAGACAGAAATCCATCGCTCGACCAGTTTAGTTACCCCCAGGCTAAGTGCCTTCTCTACACCTGCGGCGCTAACCAGCGTTTTCGTTCTGCCAATATGGATTAACATTCTCCCACCGTCAGTACGTGAGATATCTTTAACCCTGATCCTGGCAATTTCTGCTATACGTAGCAGGGTATTATAAGCAATCCCAAGAAATGCCAGATTACGTATATCCTGGCAGCGATCGCTATTTTCCATGAGTGAACGAACCTGGTCGAAATCAGTGCGTTCGAACGCCAATGCCTGTTTTGCACGCTCACCGGCATCAACGTTTTCTTTTCGGATCCGTCGCATGACCAGTGAAACAGCATTGCTGTCACTTGGTCGTGGCAGCCCGGACCGACGATGAAGCATATTTAGCTGGCCCAAATGTTGCTGGATAGTTTTTACTGCCAGACCGCGCGCCTGAAGATATAGAAGATAATCGCGAACATCTTCAGGTTCTGCGGGAAACCATTTCCGGTTATTCAACTTGCACCATGCCGCCCACGACCGGCAAACGGACAGAAGCATTTTCCAGGTATGCTCAGAAAACGCCTGGCGATCCCTGAACATGTCCATCAGGTTCTTGCGAACCTCATCACTCGTTGCATCGACCGGTAATGCAGGCAAATTTTGGTGTACGGTCAGTAAATTGGACATTTAACACTCAGATAATGGTTTTAAGTAAAGTGTACAGGATCGGCTCTGCCTTTACCTGTTTATGGTTCTCGTCATAGAAACGCCAGCGACCGCGCGTGCGTTCTATTTTCTCTTCACCGCGCGATAATGACAGTTGACAACTATCACGATCAAACCCTTTTGCCCGCCAGTAACCACGGTTTTTCTCAAGCTCAAGATGAGTGGACACTTTAGCAGCTGAATATCCCATTTTTCACCTCTGATTGATTGGTGGTGCTAAGTGCGCTACGCGAAATCTGGAGCACAAACACTGCCAACATTTCACAGATTTTACGTAGCGCAACCTTGATCAAATGATCAAGTGATCACTATTTGACCTGATAAGGTATTGAACTGTATGGATTTACAGGTAAATTGATCATGTTCAATAACCCTTAAGATAACTTCGTATAATGTATGCTATACGAAGTTATTAGGTCCGAAGAGGAGTTTACGTCCAGCTGCGCATAAAAATCAAGAATTATTAGAGCAATAAATTTTGAGAGAAAAATCCCACTCCACCAGCCAAAAACTGGATTGTTTTTCATAGTTGTTTGACAATTGCTCTAATAAATTATAGTTTTGCCGCCGTTACGTAATACGACTTTGGATTCACTATTTAATGTGTCTTCAGCGTTGTAGAGCGGCTCAGAAGGAAATGAGCAAACAGGGAAACCTTATACAACGGCATTACAGCTATGCATTGCTCATCTTACACACAGCGCAATGTTGTTAGATTACCCCAGCATGGATCATGGGTGAAACAGTAGGTCAGAGCTTCAGGCTCTGTGTTGTCAATACAGTGAGGCATAATTATGGCTTTCATTCAACCAACCATCGACGACGTTAGACATTGCTCTAACGCTTTATCTGTAGACCCTGCCGAAACCGACGCTGCCCGCGCCATTGCTGAACACTACTCAAAGATATCCAATCAGGAGTACCGCATCACCCAAGACGACCTGGATGACCTCACTGACACAATCGAATATCTCATGGCAACTAACCAGTTAGACTCACAATAAATGCACTAATAAATCTATTATTTTTGTTTGATCCCTCTATAATATAGGTCAGTAATGACCGGTTTTCTCAGCCGGGCGTTATTGGCCATGTCAATTCTGGAGGAGGATCAATGATAAATTATGTCTACGGCGAACAACTGTACCAGGAGTTCGTCAGCTTCAGGGATCTCTTTCTAAAAAAAGCTGTTGCACGCGCCCAACACGTTGATACAGCCAGCGACGGTCGTCCTGTACGCCCGGTTGTCGTTCTACCGTTCAAAGAAACTGACAGCATTCAGGCTGAAATTGATAAATGGACTTTAATGGCGCGGGAACTGGAACAGTACCCAGACCTCAATATCCCAAAGACTATTTTATATCCAGTGCCTAACATCCTTCGCGGTGTGCGTAAGGTTACGACTTATCAGACAGAAGCTGTGAACAGCGTCAACATGACCGCCGGTCGCATTATTCATCTGATTGATAAGGACATTCGCATCCAGAAAAGCGCAGGGATCAATGAGCACAGTGCGAAATACATAGAGAACCTGGAAGCAACAAAAGAGCTAATGAAGCAGTACCCGGAGGATGAAAAATTCCGTATGCGCGTACACGGCTTTAGCGAAACAATGCTGCGCGTCCACTACATTTCCAGTAGCCCTAACTACAATGATGGCAAATCAGTTAGTTACCATGTGCCACTGTGTGGCGTGTTTATCTGCGATGAAACTCTCCGTGATGGAATTATCATCAACGGTGAATTCGAAAAAGCAAAATTTAGCCTTTATGACTCCATAGAACCGATCATCTGCGACCGCTGGCCGCAAGCAAAAATATATCGCCTGGCAGATATTGAAAATGTAAAAAAACAAATTGCCATCACTCGCGAAGAGAAAAAGGTTAAGTCAGCCGCATCAGTTACGCGCAGCCGTAAAACCAAGAAGGGGCAGCCAGTAAACGACAACCCCGAAAGCGCGCAATAAATTATGCCCGGCATCAACCGGGCATTCTTCCATTATTCAACCGCCACCGGTTTTAACAAGCCAGCATCGAGCAGTTTACGCGTCAACCACTGCTGGCCTTTACCCGTTAATTGAGGCGTCAACCGTATCTGGTAGCCATCTTCATCATCCAGCACCACTTCTTTCACCGTGAAATACCCCGCGTTGATGTACTGCTGGAACGGCACATTTTTACGTCCACCGGACGCTATCAGGATGCCGTTCTCCCGTAACCAGGCAAACAGCGCGTTTTGCTTAAGTCCAACAACCTTTGCAAAATTCCCAATCAGGATCCCTTTAGCTACTGATACCCGGTCGGCAAAATCGACCTTAGGAGCGGCGGCTACCAGCTGCTGATTTAGCTGGTGGGCTTTCTGTTCCAGAAGCTGCTTTTTTTCAGCCAGTTCGGCAGCCAGGCGTAGGGCTTCTGGTAATGTTTGGGGGATTGCAACCGGTTGCTGTTCTTTTTGCCGGAAGTAGCTGTCTTCCAGTTTTTCAAAGAATGCCCATGCTTCATTTGTGTCCACGATCTTAGACATGCGTGCCGCTCCGCGCTCGGCCCAGAGAATTACCTGACTTGTATATTTGCTAACCAAGTGACTAATAGTCACTAGCCTTTTAAATTCCTTTAATTTTGAACCAGTTAAGAGATAGTAATGCTTACCTTCTTCAAAGCGATCGGGGTTGCGAGACAAATTTTTACGAATATTCGCTTCATCGGTCCCATACCCTTTAGCAAGAGTCTCAGTTGTCACTACACGCACTCCCAGCCATTCCAGAACGGGAATTTCATCAGACTGATTCTGAACAACCACCAGCTCCGATTCCTGAACTGAAGGTGCATGAATTTTTTCTGATTTAACGTTAGTTGCTTTCATTCTGTGTGCCTCCTTGCGTGCTTCGGCTGCGACGGTTGCGTAATTCAGATGACCCTGTTCGAGCAGGTATTCGCGAATATCAGACAGCAGGATACGGTGAACCGCGTTCTTGTCCTTTCTCCGGTAAAGTTGTTTAGTGATCATGAAGTAGTTGGCTATAACACTGGGAATATCCCTGGTGCTGATACAGGCAGTGTGCTGTTCAATTGCCTCGATCATCTCTTCACGGGTGACTAATGACGTTCTCATAGCCCCTCCTGAACAGAAGCGTTAACAGGGAGGCACCAGTAACTGAGAGAATTGCGTGAATCAGTGGAAAAACGGGCAGAGAAAATACATGGGGCGTCAGGAAGCTGAGAGCGGGCCTCATCTTCTGTCGGTGCAATAACGAAGTGATAGTGACGTTTTTGGCAGGAGTAAAAGCGCCAGATAAATTCAGGATGAGTTGGGGTAGGGATAGTAGCCATAATGGCAGCCTCCTTTGACTAAGTTAAGGAGCTACCGCGTGAGGTTCCAATCTCAATGGCGGTAGCACTGACTGGGTTGGAACTACCGGCGTCAAAGGGAACCGGCCTGCCTTTCGGCAGCCCAGCCAGCACTACCATTGATCTCTGAGCTAAACGCTACGTATGGCCGTGCGATGGCATGACACAAAAAAAGACGCTTTTGGCGTCTGTGTCGCCTTTGACATTATCCGGGGTTCCAATCCCGGCACCCGTTTTACTGAGGTGCCTGATAAGCATAAACCGAAAATGCCTCAAGGCGCAAGAGGTCAGGTTCAATGTAACATCGGCAGTTAAAAAACACAATTTATTAGAGCAAATATTAATTCATTAAGCCATGCCAGAGCTTCATCAACCTGCGCTTCGTCTTCGACGCTAAGCACTTCGTCCTGGGGAACATAATCCGCCAGCATAGCGAAACAATATGTATCCCAATGGTCTGGTGAGTGCAGGTTGAGTTTTTTCTTCATATCCTCCTTACTCATCACCTTCCATTGACCTGCGGAGTTAATCCCTACAGGGATTTTCGACGCTTCCTCAATAGTTTCATTACCCTTATCCAGTCTCATACGACCAGATTTTACGGCCTCTGCGGCTTGAACGTTGGCATAAGCACGTTTATCAAAGTACAGGCTCTTATCTTCACGGCTATGCATCTTTTTACCCCAGCGTATACGCTGTACGGTAATACCATAATACTCGTACATCAGATCCGCCGTTGCTTTACCCAGGCCATCGCCGTCTATCGCTATGGTAATATTTGGGAATCGCTCAGGATTACATTCTGCGAAAATTTTGGCGGCAAGCTGCGTTTCTGTAACGTCTGTGTATTCCAGCATTCGATAGTTGATTACACGGCGTTTATTTCTCTGGCCGGACACCATCATGATATTGATAACGGACTTATCCCTTCCCGTACCACCAGCAACGTCCACACATGCAAGCCAGCCCCATCCTTTGGCAATCTTGACTTTCCGCCGCGTTGCACGTTCAACCTCATCACGTCCAAGAAGGAAGCCATCCTGTGATTTAGGGAATAGGCCGCGTACCTTAATCATGTACATAGGGTTATCGCGCCCGCCGTACTCCGCCAGCTTCATTTTGATAAATGCTGGCGTTACCAGCGGTGATTCCTCACTGTTAAGCGTGATCGCCGTATAAACGCCATCAGGGTTACCAGGACGCTTGGCCAGTTTATGGTGAGTATCGTAGAAATAGCCGCTTGGGCGTGTAGGCTGTGACAGTAATAAGATGCGGTTATCCTGTCCGGTAAGAGCACCGGTGATGATACCGAAAGCTCTATCACTGACACCGGAGGCTTCATCGATAATATACAGAAGATGATCTGCGTGTTCACCGGCGAGAGCTTCTTCACTTCCCAGACGAAAGCCCTTCGGTACTACAGTCCATACACCTTTACCAGTAACCTCATAGAAAGCGGTTTCTGTCAGAACAAAATAATCAGCAAGCCATGGAAAACGGCTGGTGGCAGTAGCCCAGTTTATCTTGATGTACTTGAATATACCGGTCATTACCTGCTGAATTTTGTTCGCAACGATAATGGCGCGGGCACCGGGATACATGATTATGAACAACATGATCATGATAGAAGTCATGTCTGATTTCCCGGTACCGTGACCAGACGAAACAGATGTCTTGCTACCCTGTTCCTGCACAGACTCAATAATCAGATCCTGCTGCCAGGTAGGTGTTTTGCCGAACAAAACATCAGCGGCCGCAATCCAGTCATAACGATATAGCGCCACCAGCTCGCGCCAACGTGGATCCGTTACGCAACTTCTGGCCATTAATCATCATCCCCGTATAGCTTGCGGGTAACTTCTTCGTCTTCCTCCTCGTCTTCGTCCAGGTCTTGTTCCAGCCATGGTTCGTTTGATACACCTTCAGTATCAACATCTCCATAACCGCCTGTATCAACGATATCGGCGATTTCTTCCCTACGTTGCTCAATCCACAATGCGGCATCGGCGCGGCGGTTGGCGGCCCGTTCTCGCGCAACTTTGTCCAGATCTTCAAGAGAAGGGCCACCGACGGCAGTTTGCCTTTCCTCATCATCGGTATTGGTCTTAGGAGCACGCAGATCGGCTTTGATTTGCTCCAGCATCAGGGGCGGCACTTTCCCGCCATGCGCCTCGATGAATTCAGCTGCTTCCAGCACTGACCAGTTATTTTCACGCTTTCGTTCGTATGCCAGCTTAACAATGCCAGCTTGCCCCATAGACAAAGCGTGCTTTTCCGCCTCCCGGCTTTCTTTTCGATAGTTATTCCGGATGCTGTAAATGGTGTTGATCAGGCTGCTTATCTGCGCGGAACAGCTGTTTAGCATGCTCGCGATACGGTATTCAGGCGGAGTACCTTCATCATCTTCTTTTTGCTGATCGCGCATTTCCTGCACCAAGCGAATACACGTATCCCTGGCATTCTCCAGCATAAGGAGATGAGAAAGAGACTTTTCCAGAAGAGTGGTTTCCAGAACATCAGCTCCGGAACGACGCAACATAGCGCGCGCGGCCTTCCGCGCTTCAACGTTATCTATCAGGTAATCGCCAGCTTCGAATTCAAAGCGTTCACCATCATCATCCAGGGTGTCGCGTTCCAGGCGATCACGTAAGGTCCGGTGGGCGCGGGTGATCACGTCATGATCATCTGAACGATCATTTATGCGCTTATTTTGGCGCTTCGCATTCTCGACTGCGGCACTGACAACGGCATTAACCCTTTGTTTTTCCGCTATTTCAGCCGCAATGTGATCACCTGCATGTTGATCATTAGAGTGATCAATGATCATGCTTTTTAGTGGCTTCCTGACTGGCTTATTTGGCTTGCGGCTGTCCGCTGTCCTGGTGTCTTCTTTGAAGGCACGGAGATAACGACGTGCAGTATTAGGGTTAAGATTAAACTCGGCGGCATACTGTGCGATGGTGTAACCACCATCTCGCGCCAGGCGAGCAAAATTCTTCTTGTGATCGTCCCAGGTCACTTATGCTTCCTTTCGTAAAAACTCTTTTTGACGCGAGGGTAACGAAAGTCACATGTCAAAAGGCCCGGAACGGGCAAGCAATCAATCAGATACGTGCGGATGTGGCATTACCGTAATGACGGTGCTGACGGGCCACCTTATTGAAAAGTTGACGCGCCATTACCCAAGGCTGGTGCTCCCGGCGTTCCTTTTCGTCCTGCGTCATATAGAGTTCGTTCTGGAGTTTTTCATCAAACCGGCGCGGAGCGCGGCTACGGCGAAAGAATTCAGGATTCAGAGAGTGGATCTGAAATCTACGTGGGCGTGTACTGTCATCAATCAAAACAGACGAATACTTAGACACAGCGATAGCCTTTAAGCGCAGATAAACATCGCGCTTATCGACATCCAGATGCGGGTATTCCTTTTCAAGAATTGCTGCGAGTTCTTTCGCTGATAGAAGAGATTTAGTGCGGATCATGTAATCCGCAATCTCGTACGATGTTATTCGTGAGTGATTTATTTCCATGAAGTGGCGTCCCTGCCAGTTAAGTAACATCCTGTCACCTACTGATTAGCCCATGTCAACTAATCAACGTGGAATATAATACCCTCGATTAAAGAAATTGCAATACATTAGAGCAATTTTATCTAACGCTCGACGAGTGACTTGTGATAGCGCCGACTCCAAGCGCGTAATCAAAGAACAATCGTTGATGCATCGCCAGCCTACCGTGCGTCTTCTCCCAATTATCGCGGTCACGCTCAATATCACGCTGGCATGACTGGCACAGAGGAATTGCGTAAATGTCATGCGCGCATAATCGACTATGACGAACGATATAAGGCGTAATGTGAGCGCCAGCTCCCGCCGCTCCACACCCACAGCATGGACGGGAAGCAACAAAGTCCATGTACTCAGGTAATTTTAGCGATTGCAGTTTTGGTATTTTGAAATGCGCCATGCCAGGGTCGGAGTCAACATCCACAGGGCATACTTTTGCACGCATCGGCGCGGCGCGTTCTTCCATCATCTGAACATATGCTGTAGCGCGATCGTCATACGGGCGAATATCCGCCTCTTTCAGAGGTCCGCTATCCTGCGTTGCGGCTTTCATCTTATTTATTGATATACGGCAAACTTCTTCCGGCATCAGGTGCATCATGTTGCGCATGAAAGCCCACCAGCACAGTTCCTGAATACTTAAATCATGGCCATCTGAAAGCCCCATTTCCTGACGGGCGACATCCAGTATCCAGTTAACGCGATTATTATGCAGCGTTTCTTTCAGCTCATTAAAACCACGCATCCGGTAATGGTTATCGTGATGCCAGCACAACAACACCGCGCTATTGTCTCGTTCAGCGTGGACAATATGGTTGTCACACCAACTACGATCTGCGGCCTGGCATTGCCCCTCTTTCCTGCGCAACCACGCCACCAGCGAGTCAATCCCACCAATACGGCGAAACAGTTCATCGCTGTTAAAAAACGGCTGCAACGCCTCATTTGTTGCCATAGTTTGCTCGGAAACAACGAGGCCGTCGTCCATGTGCTCGATTAACTCACGCGGCACCGGCTCCATAATAAATTTACGGCCAGCCTCCACCAGCTTTCTGACTTCCTGATCCACTTTGAATGTGGCGACGCCAAGCTCTTTTTGTACAAAGGGAGTAATTACGGCTTTCACATCACACCTTTCATCACTGATTGGGCTTTATCTGCTGCCCGGCATTCTCTGTTTAAGCACAACCATTTCCTGACGGCATAACACAGCAATAGCAGTCCTGACACCAACTTGCTTACCAACCAGGTATTGCTTTACCTCGCGGCGACTCACGCCATCAAGAAGCATCTTTAACGCTTCACGGGACAACTTGTTGTATTTACGTGCCATTAATCTACTCCGCAGAACCATACAATCTACGTAACGTGTCGGCGACAGAAGATACAGATATCTCTCCGGTCGCAGCCCCTACGGTAAGGTCTGCCAGTTCTGGTGAATCAAATACCTGCACCCCGTTACGGCGTAGAAATAGCAGCGCACTGTTTAGCGCGGTACGCTTATTGGCATCATTGAATATATGCCCTCTCGCTGTAGCCACCAGGTAGGTGGCGGAGACTTCGAAAAGGTCGGTGATCTCTTCGTAGGCAACTCTGGCCTGAACTCTCCCGATAATGGCCTCTGCCCTACCCGGATCTGACATTCCCGGCAGGCCGCCGTAGCGGTTTATATTCGCATCATGAAGCGCAATAAGTTCTTCCGGTGATATATGCCTCATTATCGGTTAACCAGTTCCTTGTTGGTGGAGTCCAGGGTGTCAAACAGGGATGCAAATTCAGCATCCAGCGCCGCTTTTTTGTAGGCTTCGAAAGTAGCCTTGCTGACAATTACTGCTGGCTTACGGCCTCTGCGGGTGATTTCAACCTCTTCCCCGGCTTCAACATTGTTGAGCACTTCAGAAAGGTTGCCGCGCGCGGTACGGAAGTTAATGGATTGCATAAACACCTCGTGTACTCGTTATGTGTACACAATTATAAACTTCACAGGCATAAAGCACCAGCACTTTGCAGCTTAAATCACCGGACAATCATCAAATTCCCCACTTCGGGCATCATTAATGACATGAGTGATCACACCAAACACAGCATTACTCCCCGTGCATCCATCGTCATCCTTTGGCAATGCTTCCTTCTTACCGGTTCTTAAATCCTCCAGATGCTGACGTGGATACTTCCGGTATCTTTTTACGCGATATTCCCCATCCAGAGCGCATACAAGCAGAGAACCATCAACCGGGGTAAGTGAGGAATCAACCACCAGCAATGCACCCTGTAATATTCCCTCACGATGATGACTATCAGCTGCCCTCATGAAGTAGGTCGCTGAAGGATGTCTAATTATCTGCTGATCAAGAGAAATACGGCTCTCAGCATAATCCGCCGCAGGAGAAGGGAAGCCCATAGCGTTTTCACCTCAGAGTACTGTTTATCCATACAGTATACATTAAAGATGCTTGAAGTGTGCAATAGCGCGATGCTTTGCGCTCGCCTGGTGGCGCGTTATTTTTTGGCTATATCTTCTTTCTGATATACCGGATCGTTTCCTTTTGGCAGCAGGAGGCTTAACTGCCGGTAGTGCCGTAGCCGTTCCATGAAATAGGTGCGCAGGTTCTCAGGTTGCTCACGGGCTACCTGTTCCGCTATGACGGGTATGTTCAATCGCTCTTTGTAGGCAACCCCCCTGGCAGCCAGGTCAACGTTAACTTTATTCCTTTCTTCCTGGCTTTTGGCTGCTATGTTCCATTCGTTCATATTAAATCCCATCCAGAATAATTGAATAACGGCTATTATTTAGTCGCCGCAATATCTTCAAAGTTTTTTTCTCACCCCATTGCTTTTTGCGCACAGCTTATCTGGCTTGCGGTGCGCCGAAATGTAAATTCGCCTTCAGAGTTATCCACAAAGTTATGCACTTGCAACGGGGCCATTTTCCTCATACTGTGTTTGCACACACAGGAAATGGATATTATATTAATTGAATTTTATTAAATAATAATGATAAGGAGAAAATTTGAGATGTAATCATGACATTAATAGATAGGGCCTGCATTACAGGCCCCAACTACATCAAGGAATTCACAGTTCCCTGATTTTTATACCGAAAACATGTGCCGTAAGTTCACGTTAACGACTTTCTTTCACCGAATCCAACTATATAGAGGTTGGGTTTCTACGTCAACGTGAGAGCACACAGCTTTACATTAGACGAGGATTACCCTGATGATTGTATTTTTTCAGTTTCTAAGTGCATTTTTAAATGCGCCTGTTCTTAGCCAAGTGCTGGCGATTGTCTTCATCGTGGTTCTGATATGGTTTTTCAAGTCAGTGATAAACAGAGGCGTGCGCTGGCTTATTTAATGTCGCGATGAGATATTAATTCCCTTGCTGTTTAACCATTTTTTGTGTGTGCTGGTGAGCGTGTGAAGGCTCAATTTGTTGCCCACCAGTATTTACTATTTCTAAGCTCCACAGTGTCACTTCCGCACAAACAACTTAGCGCGGAATCAGTATTCGGCCCAAGATGTAAAAAGTCAACCTGCGTTATGGTTCGCATTTCCAAATAGTGTTCTGAACGCCCGTGCCGGGCGCGAGATGTGGATTAGCGTTCGCGCTATGCTGATATACGGCTTTAGACTTTCCATATTGCTGACAGGCTTTATCTGCGGTTTTTTGCAGGCTATCCAGCCCATACCAGCCATCAGACTGGATGCTTACCTTTTCACCGTCATTGTATTGCACCATCGCGCACCCAAACATAGCTATCATCGCACCGACAATACCGCTTTTCCAAAAAGCTCTAATTAGGTCATTCGTTGCCTAATGTCCGAACTGCTAAAGCATCCAAGTTGCTGTAGAATCACCGCCAATTACATAAGCCTGAAATAAGTGGATGAAAATGACAAGTATTCAACAACGTGCAGAGCTTCATCGTCAAATCTGGCAAATTGCTAACGATGTCAGGGGTTCGGTCGATGGATGGGATTTTAAGCAATACGTTCTGGGCGCACTTTTCTACCGTTTTATCAGCGAAAATTTTTCCAGCTATATTGAAGCCGGTGATGACAGTATCTGTTATGCGAAACTGGATGACAGCGTAATTACTGATGACATTAAAGACGATGCCATCAAAACTAAAGGCTACTTCATCTACCCCAGTCAGCTTTTCTGCAACGTAGCGGCGAAAGCAAATACCAATGACAGACTGAACGCAGATTTAAACAGCATCTTCGTTGCTATCGAAAGTTCTGCTTACGGTTATCCTTCAGAAGCTGACATCAAAGGTTTGTTTGCTGATTTCGATACCACCAGTAACCGCCTGGGTAACACCGTTAAAGATAAAAATGCCCGCCTGGCTGCGGTTCTGAAAGGGGTTGAAGGGTTAAAACTTGGTGACTTCAACGAACATCAGATTGACCTGTTCGGCGATGCCTATGAGTTCCTGATTTCTAACTATGCCGCGAATGCTGGTAAGTCAGGCGGCGAGTTCTTTACACCGCAGCACGTCTCTAAGCTGATTGCACAATTGGCAATGCACGGCCAGACCCACGTTAACAAAATCTACGACCCGGCAGCAGGTTCCGGTTCGCTGTTGTTGCAGGCGAAAAAGCAGTTCGATGACCACATCATCGAAGAAGGCTTTTTCGGTCAGGAGATCAACCATACGACCTATAACCTGGCGCGTATGAACATGTTTTTGCACAACATCAACTACGACAAGTTTGATATCAAGCTGGGCAATACGCTGACTGAGCCGCACTTCAGAGATGAAAAACCGTTTGATGCCATCGTTTCTAACCCGCCGTATTCGGTGAAATGGATTGGCAGCGATGACCCGACGCTGATTAACGATGAACGTTTTGCCCCGGCTGGCGTTCTGGCCCCCAAATCCAAAGCTGACTTTGCGTTTGTATTACATGCGCTGAACTATCTTTCTGCCAAAGGTCGTGCTGCGATTGTCTGCTTCCCGGGCATTTTTTACCGTGGCGGCGCGGAGCAGAAAATCCGTCAGTATCTGGTTGACAATAACTATGTCGAAACCGTGATTTCACTGGCACCGAATCTGTTCTTTGGCACCACCATTGCCGTCAATATTCTGGTGCTGTCTAAACATAAAACGGATACCAAAGTTCAGTTTATTGATGCCAGCGAACTGTTCAAAAAAGAGACTAACAACAACATTCTGACCGATGCCCATATAGAAAAAATTATGCAGGTATTTGCCAGCAAGGAAGATGTTGCTCATCTGGCGAAATCTGTTGCGTTTGAGACTGTTGTTGCTAATGACTATAACCTGTCGGTGAGCAGCTATGTTGAAGTGAAAGATACTCGCGAAATTATCGATATCGCTGAGTTGAATGCAGAGCTGAAAACCACGGTCAGCAAAATCGACCAGTTGCGCAAAGATATTGATGCGATTGTGGCTGAAATTGAAGGCTGCGAGGTACAGAAATGAGCGAGTTGAGTTATCTGGAAAAATTGCTGGATGGAGTTAAGGTTGAGTGGAAAACACTAGAGAAAGTGCTTAAACGAACTAAAGGCACAAAAATAACCGCTGGGCAGATGAAAGCTCTTCACAAAGATAATGCGCCGCTTAAAATTTTTGCAGGGGGAAAAACAGTAGCCTTTGTTGACTTTAAAGATATTCCAGAGAAAGATATTAATAGAGAGCCATCGATCATTGTTAAATCCAGAGGTATTATCGAATTCGAGTATTACGATAAACCATTCTCTCACAAAAATGAGATGTGGTCATATCACTCAAATAATGATGCGATAAGCATAAAGTATATTTATTACTTCCTAAAAATAAATGAAGGATATTTCCAGAAAATTGGGGGTAAAATGCAAATGCCACAAATTGCAACTCCTGATACAGATAAGTTTGAAGTTCCAATCCCTTGCCCGGATAATCCGGAAAAATCCCTTGCCATCCAGTCTGAAATCGTTCGGATTCTGGATAAATTTACTGCAGTTACCGCTGAGCTTACCGCTGAGCTTAACATGCGTAAAAAACAGTACAACTACTATCGCGACCAGTTACTGAATCTTGAGGGCAGGGAAAATACTCGAGAAATGAGGATAGGTGATATTTATGATTTTCAGTATGGAACAGGCAATACAATTCCTAAATCTGGAGGGCAATATCCTGTTTATGGTAGCAACGGGATTGTAGGCTCCCATGACAAATATAACAGCGAAGACTCGCCTGTTATTGGTCATATAGGTGCTTACGCAGGAATCGTTAACTGGGGCCAAGGTAAGCATTTTGTTACATACAACGGAGTTATTTGTAGGCACAAATCGAAGGAAGTTCTTCAAAAATACGCCTACTATTTATTACTTTTACAAGATTTCGGTTCAAAATCTAATAGTGCATCACAGCCTTTTGTTTCATATAACATATTAAATGCTCCTATTGTTTTGGTTCCCCCTTTACAAGAGCAAGCTCGTATCGTCGCAATACTCGATAAATTCGACACACTGACCAACTCCATCACCGAAGGTCTCCCGCGTGAAATCGAGTTGCGCCAGAAACAATACGAGTACTATCGTGATTTACTGTTCAGTTTCCCAAAACCTGAAACAGCCAGTAATTAATTGAGCATTTTTACAGACCGGACCACCTTAACATCCGGTCAGTATATAGACTATTTTTTTACGCGCCGGAAGTCACTCTTAACGCCCTTCCGGCTCTTGCCAGGCGGCACAAAGGATGCGCTATGACTCATCAAACACACACCATTGCTGAATCCAATAACTTTATCGTCCTTGATAAGTACATCAAAGCTGAGCAAACAAGCGACAGCTACCAGAGCGAATCGGACCTGGAACGTGAACTGATTCAGGACCTGCGGAATCAGGGTTATGAATTTATTTCCGTAAAATCACAGTCGGCAATGCTGTCCAATGTTCGGGAACAGCTTCAGAGCCTCAATGGTGTGATGTTTAATGACAGCGAGTGGCGGCGCTTCACGGAGCAGTATCTGGACAACCCCAGCGATGGTATTCTGGATAAAACCCGTAAAATCCATATCGACTATATCTGCGACTTTATTTTTGACGACGGGCGACTTGAGAACATCTATTTGATAGATAAAAAGAATCTCATGCGCAATAAGGTGCAGATTATCCAGCAGTTTGAACAGACGGGTTCTCATGCTAACCGTTATGACGTCACGATCCTGGTTAATGGTTTACCGCTGGTGCAAATCGAACTAAAAAAACGCGGGGTGGCGATTCGTGAGGCTTTCAACCAGATACATCGTTACAGTAAAGAGAGTTTTAACAGCGAAAATTCCCTGTTTAAGTATCTGCAGCTGTTCGTCATTTCCAACGGCACTGATACCCGTTATTTTGCCAACACCACAAAGCGCGATAAAAACAGTTTTGACTTCACCATGAATTGGGCGAAATCAGACAACACGCTGATTAAAGACCTCAAAGACTTTACCGCTACCTTTTTCCAGAAACATACTCTGCTGAATGTTCTGGTGAACTACAGCGTTTTTGACAGTAGTCAGACGCTACTGGTGATGCGACCGTACCAGATTGCCGCCACCGAGCGCATTCTGTGGAAAATTAAGAGTTCCTTTACAGCGAAGAACTGGTCAAAACCGGAAAGCGGTGGGTATATCTGGCACACTACCGGTTCTGGTAAAACCCTCACCAGCTTTAAAGCCGCGCGTCTGGCAACAGAGCTGGACTTTATTGATAAAGTCTTCTTTGTGGTCGACAGGAAAGACCTCGATTACCAGACCATGAAGGAATATCAGCGTTTTTCGCCAGACAGCGTCAACGGCTCGGAAAATACCGCAGGCCTTAAACGAAATCTGGATAAGGACGATAACAAAATTATCGTCACTACTATTCAGAAACTCAATAACCTGATGAAAGCAGAAAGCGACCTGCCTGTATATAATCAGCAAGTGGTGTTTATATTTGATGAATGCCACCGCAGCCAGTTTGGAGAAGCGCAGAAAAACCTGAAGAAGAAATTCAAACGCTATTATCAGTTTGGTTTTACCGGCACCCCTATTTTCCCGGAAAACGCCTTAGGCTCAGAAACAACCGCCAGCGTATTTGGTCGTGAATTGCATTCGTATGTAATTACCGATGCGATTCGTGACGAAAAAGTGCTCAAATTCAAGGTGGACTACAACGATGTGCGGCCACAGTTTAAGTCTTTAGAGACAGAAACTGACGAGAAAAAACTGAGTGCGGCTGAAAATCAGCAGGCGTTTCTTCATCCCATGCGTATTCAGGAAATCACGCAATATATTCTGAATAATTTCCGCCAGAAAACCCACCGTACCTTCCCTGGCTCAAAAGGTTTTAATGCTATGTTGGCAGTGAGCAGCGTGGATGCCGCGAAAGCCTATTACGCGACGTTTAAACGGTTACAAGAGGAAGCAGCTAATAAATCTGCTACCTATAAACCACTGCGTGTTGCGACAATCTTCTCCTTTGCCGCTAATGAAGAACAAAATGCCATTGGTGAAATTTCCGATGAATCTTTTGATACCAGTGCAATGGACAGCAGTGCTAAAGAGTTTCTTGACGCTGCAATTCGTGAGTATAACAGCTATTTTAAAACTAACTTCAGCACCGACGGTAACGGTTTTCAGAACTACTATCGCGATTTAGCCCAACGGATTAAAAATCAGGATATCGATCTGTTAATTGTCGTGGGGATGTTTTTAACTGGCTTCGATGCTCCAACATTGAACACGCTATTCGTCGATAAAAACCTGCGTTTTCACGGCTTGATGCAGGCATTTTCCCGCACCAACCGTATTTATGATGCAACTAAAACCTTCGGTAATATCGTCACTTTCCGGGATCTGGAACGCTCAACTATTGATGCCATAACGCTGTTTGGTGACAAAAACACCAAAAATGTGGTTTTAGAAAAGAGTTATGCAGAGTATATGGAAGGCTTTACTGATGCTGCCACTGGTGAAGCTAAGCGCGGCTTTATGGCAGTAGTTTCAGAACTGGAACAACGGTTCCCTGACCCTGCCAGTATTGAAAGTGAAAAAGAGAAGAAAGACTTCGTTAAACTGTTTGGTGAATACCTGCGTGCCGAGAACATCCTGCAAAACTATGATGAATTTGCCACGCTGAAAGCCCTGCAACAAATCGATCTTAGCGATCCTGTTGCGGTAGAAAAATTCAAAGCAGAACATTATGTGGATGATGAAAAATTCGCTGAATTGCAAACAATTCGTCTCCCTGCTGATCGCAAGATTCAGGATTATCGTTCTGCCTATAACGATATTCGCGACTGGCAGCGCCGTGAGAAAGAAGCTGAGAAAAAAGAGAAATCAACCACTGACTGGGATGACGTAGTTTTTGAGGTCGATTTGCTGAAGTCTCAGGAAATAAACCTGGATTATATCCTTGGACTGATTTTCGAACACAACAGACAAAATAAAGGCAAGGGCGAAATGATCGAAGAGGTCAAACGCTTAATTCGTTCAAGCCTAGGGAACCGTGCTAAAGAGGGCCTGGTGGTCGATTTTATTCAGCAAACGAACCTGGATGATTTACCGGACAAAGCCAGCATCATTGACGCATTCTTTACGTTTGCTCAACGCGAACAGCAACGTGAAGCAGAAGCATTGATAAAAGAAGAAAATCTCAATGAAGATGCAGCAAAACGCTATATTCGCACGTCTTTAAAACGCGAATATGCCACCGAAAATGGCACAGAATTAAACGAAACATTACCAAAACTTAGTCCGTTAAATCCGCAATATAAAACGAAAAAACAGGCAGTTTTCCAGAAAATCGTCTCGTTTATTGAGAAGTTTAAAGGCGTAGGCGGAAAAATATAGCCCAATTCGTGTTTTTCTTGCGGGTTCTTAATTAAACCCGCAAGAGACCGTGGGGTTCCAAATGGCTAATATACTCCCCTTACCCATGCGCGACAATGCTGCCAAAAGTGATAGAGAACAGCCAGAAATAGATCGCGGCCATAATGATTTTGAATGCCGTGTTCATATCTTCAGCTCCTGTGATTGATTGGATACATGCCGCGCCCCTTGCGGCATGTTTTTATTTTCACCTTCTCTGTTTTAAAGATCAAGATTTATTAGAGCAATTATTGCTGATGAAGAAGCGCGTTTTCATACTCCCTGACCATTAACGTAAGCACGCCGTGACGCCTGAAAACACGCGCCACTTCAATCTTATCTTCCAGCGCGAACGCAATTTTACTTAGACCAATTTTCTTCAGGAGATCAATCTTTGCTGGACCGTCATTTCTGTCATCGGTGGCAGGACGCATAGATAGCAAAGGCTCAGCCCCATTTGTTACGTGCTTACGCAACCAGGCTCGTGTTTTATCCCTGGCTATCTCACAGCGCCCGGTTACAAACCAGAGGGTGTAAATGCCGGACAACTGGCGCACCATATCAATAACTGGAGTGATGGGAGCATCAGTGTCACAGGCAAGGTTAAACTCGTTCCAGTGCTCTGTTAATGCACCTTTGCCAGGTGGTGGAAGTAAATGCAGCCTGTCTTCCGTTGCCTCTGATATCGTCCCATCAATATCTACTATGACGATGTACGGACGTTCCTGGTGTGCGTGTTTATTGAAAATACTCAAATGCCCTCCTCATTGGACGAAAAAAATGCTGGTGGGAGCACTCCACCAGCATTAAAAGTGACACTGTAACTATCAGCGAACGTAAATAGTGCCGCCGTTCTCTTTTTCCCATGCATCGCTACGTGCATAGCAAACATCGAGAAGTCTTCTTGCCGCAGTTTCCTCTAAACCCAATTCGACAACCAACTGCTCATGACGGCGGGTAACCACATCAAACAGGGTATGCAACCCTTTAGTTGCCAGATCATCAATGAATTCCGGTTCGAACGGCAGCTCTGCATCTGCCAACATAACCTCTTGCGCCCACTCAACTCGACGGACCAATTCCGGGCGGCGGCTTTCCATCTCTTTACAGATCAATTCATGGAAGAACTCTACCCAACCTTCCGGCTGGAACTCGCGGAAAATTGCCAACGGCTGGAAGTTTGGCATCAACCATTCGTTGATTCGGATATCAATGGCATAGCCCATGTCGCAGCAGAACTGATAAGCAAAGTCCAGCTTAGAAACGATATAAGGACGCTCGTTATTGAACTCTTTAGGCGATGAGATCCCATAAGCCAGGAGGCGCGGGAAGAAGGAGATTTGCCCTAACGTCGGATGAAGTTTGCTTGCAGGGAAACGGCGCTCAGTAATGCCATACATTTCCTTCTTGAGCGTCGCAAATTTGGCATTCTCATTAACCAGCGCGGTAACCTCTGCTTTTTTATTAGCAAATGCCACGCGCGCTTCGCTTGCATCTTTAATAGTTTTTTTGAGCTGTTGGTTAAGGTCGGCGACCTGCTTACGCAGTTCCTGTCGCTCGCTTTTAGCTTTGTTATAGCGTTTCTCAAGGTTAAAAGGATCAAGTTTCATGATCTCTTTATATTGAGATTTTAGCGTTGAAATCTGTGAGTTCCGCAGTTCAACCATCGCGGTCATTTCATTGAGTTTTGTTTCCAGCTCAATGCTTATACGTTCGGCATTATCAGCACGCTGGTTGGCGTCATGCGTCGCATCATCGATCGCGTCCTGTTGCTGGCGTTTCAAATGTTCAATTTGTAGCTGAAGCTCTTCAATTTCTTTACCCTTCAGACCGAGATCCAACTGCATATTTTCAGCTGCATCTACCAGGGAGTTATGGCTATCAGCTTCTGCGTTATAAACATCAATAAGCTGTGCGTGAAGCATCTCCGCTGACTGAACCGCATTATCAAAAAAACGCGCTGTGAGGTCATCACAACTAACGCGGCGTTGCGCGGCCCGGATGTTCTGGATAATGGCCGGGATACCGGCATTCAGGACATCAGGGATAGATACATTTTCGATTGATTGGTTTTGTGCTGAAGTGCTCATTTCAAAGTTCCGTATTAGCTTGTGCTTCGGTCATTTTTCCTAAGTATGAAGGAGGAAGGACTACGCAATTTGTATCCAGTCCCTCACCTATGGCAGCCTGTAAAATTCTGGCTAAGGTGAGTCTCTTGTTGCGATACCTGGTGATGACATGCCTGATACCGCCGGTCGGCGTAACAAAGGCGATCAGCCAGTAGTGATATTTCCGTCGGAATGGCCACATAGTGCACCTTGTATATTGCTCTAATAAAAAACGTGATGAGTGTACATCACGTTTTAAAAATATGGAATTATTAGAGCAATATTATTCTGATTCTCGCTCAAAAAATGAGCTGATAAGGGGAAGCCAATCCTCTGACACTTCGCGAGGTCGCGGTTTGCCGTGGAAAAAGATTATTCGGCAGTCTTTTGGTAATGCCCCATTCCCCCTGGAGTAACGCGCGCTCGCATATTTTGAACCAGGTTCCACAACATCGGCCTTGTAACTTACAAACCATCCTGGATACAGATCCTGAAATGCTGGTGTATCATCGCCCATAACCTTTCGTAAGAACCCCTGGTCACCCCAACACTCAGTAGTGACACAACGAGAAATCCAACCTTCCGGATCTTGCCAGAATGAACTCCAGATATGCGCTTTAACACTATTTGGTATCCACAGGGCACCGCTGCCACGATATTGTGGATGGTAAAAATCCCTAAGCATGGTGAAGCTGGTTGGTGGATGCTCTAGGATTGGGCGTATATCACCGGCAATAACCGTGTCCAAATCCAGATAGAACAGATCATCGGTTATATCCGGTCGGAACAACTCGATTTTCGCCCACCAGCCACGGCACTTTTGCCACTGGTTGATCAATGGGACAACTTTGACGCCAGGTACATGTAAACGCTTCAGGTCTGTCAGGCAAATAATTTCATAGCCTTTTGGCAGTTGATTAACCAGCCACTGCACATCGGAAGCGTTATAGTCACCACCAGAGCGAAAAACTAAAGCAATCTTCATGCTGCACCATCACCTTTCACTTTCATCAATGTCAGGTTTCCGCAAAATACGGCACCAGTGTCGATATACTGCTGATTCCAGAATGTCTTCGGGCTTTTCACCGGAGTGTGACCAAAGATAAAACGATCTGCGCCCGAAATTTCGCCACCAATATCATCCATCGAATCACTGATACGCTCGCGCGCCCAGACAACGTTGAAAAGCGGCACCTCCTTACCGAATTGGTATTCATTATCCGGATAGTCGGCATGGGCTATAACGATAGTTTCTTGCCCGGTGTTCAACTCAATGATATAGGGCAGACGCTTTACCAGCTCCACCAGCGCCCAGGCTAATATTTCCTGATCAGTGTCCAGCATGAAGAACCATTGTCCGCCATTCATTAGCCAGTTATTCACGTTGCCATCTGGACTTAACGCATCAATCATCAGCCGCTCATGGTTCCCCATCACTGCCCTGAACCAGGGCATCTGCAATAGTTCCAGACATTCGACATTTTCAGTACCGCGATCGATAAGGTCGCCGACCGATATCAGTAAATCCTGCGCCGGGTCAAAATCCACACGATGGAGTTCGGACATCAGTCTGGTGTAGCAACCATGCAGATCACCAACAACCCAGACATTCCTGTATTTGGTACCGTCGATACGGTGATAAATTGTGGGTGCCATCATGTATTCTTCAGCCATTCTTTAAGAGTCATCTGCGGAATACCTCCCATTTTCCCGCATGAAACAACGTCAATCCGTTCACGCGCAGACTGGAATAACAAAGGCAGGTGACTTAGATTTTTTGGCGTGCCGCCGGAGTGAACGCGTGGTTCTTGTGTAGCGTCAACGCCCACCAGGGCGACATGTTTGAATCCGATATGGAAAGCCAGGTTCAGAGCGCCATATGCACTATTGCCGCTGGCAATTTCATTCTCATCTTCGCAAAGTCCGAAATGTGCGGACCAGCGCCACGCCCACCACTCGGGAGAATTCGTATTTTTTGGCTCCATGCCACGTTCAGCCACACGACGGAAGCACAGAACGCCGTCTCTGACTTCACGTTCTTTAACATCGGGTAGTGCCATGCAATAACAAACACCACGGCGACGGCGGCCACGACCAACGCGCCGCATATTGTCTGGCGATGGATCAAGTGTGAAAAAATAAGAAGCGCGGTTCAGCCAGTCGATGACCCCATTGACCGCTATAATCGGCACTCCGCGCGGCGCAACAAAGTTTGCGGCGCTTGGGCCACTGCCGACGATAATAACGCGATCACTGCCTCTAAATTTATTCTTGGGAAACATTGAATTGCACTGCTCCTACTTGCATTCAAAATATGTAAATCTGCGTGTTTTTTGCGGGTATCCAGGAACTGCTGTTGCCATTTTGAAATAGACACCTGCGTTGGATTCCGTAGGGCTTGAGGGTGCGCGCCATGCCAATGAAGGCCGTTTTGCAGAGAACAGTCATAGCCGACTAATACAACTACTTCAGCCCCTGATTCAGCCGCCAGACTGATAGCCTGCGCGCCGCTATTAACCCCTTCAGCCGGTCCACAATATCGCCTGTACTCCAACGAAAATGATTTCGCCGCCGCCAGGTTGGCTGTCACTTTGCGGAATCTCCCTCCCGGTATGGTGGATCCGTATTGCTTCCACCATGACAAATCACCGGCGTATAAGGCATAAATGTCATCGAACATCTGCCAGGAATTGTTAACCGCGATGATTGAACAGCCAGTTTTTTCTATAGCAGCACAGTCCTCACGAGTGAGTGACGGACCGCTACCGACACAAAAAACAGTCCTAGTCGCCCTGGGTGGTATGTTCATTCTCAGCTGCAAATTCAGCCTCCAGGCGAGCATTCATTTCAGCGATTACAGGGTCCACTACAGCATCTGTTTCCTGTTCATTACGCGGCATGATCGATGCCAGCGATTCATAATTAGCCTTGGATGACACGACTATTCTCCCGATGTTAATGTGCGCTATATCAAATGGCGCATATGTACTAATTAATTTATTATTTTAAGCAGCATACAACCACTTGTCGCCGTTCAATACATGCTCAATAGCCTCACCCTTTTTAAGGCTTATGTATTCCAGGATGGCGGTTATCGCTTGTTCTGCACCATACGCAAGAACGACGTAGTAACCTTCCTCTCTAAGCCTGCGCATCCAGGCGATCTGCTCTTTCGTCGGGGCTTTACCATTTGGTTCTTTAAGCTCAATTCGCATGCCGTGATAAATACCGCATGCTTTATCGAGACTCATGTCCGGATAACCTTTTTTCTGCCCTTCAGCCTTCATTTTCCCGGCGGTTGCTTTTGAACGTTTCCCTCCGTTAGGCGTTGCATGCAACAGCTCATAGATGTCAGGGTGCTTGCGTTCGAAGTAATCAAAAATGAAAACCTGCTCGAAGTGCTCGCAATTTCCGTCGCGCAGGTCTGGGTTCTTTGCAAGTGCTGCAAGTGCCTTCGCATGTGGAGAAACTTCTTTTACCGGCGCAAGCGATAAGAATGGATCCTTTTTGGTTTTTGGCCCGGGCCGCCCCTTATTTCGACGCTCACTAAAAGCCTGAAACTCTTCCTCAGTAAAGCGCAACATAATCAGTCAAATCCTGCCGGTCGCATGCCATATTTACGCTGTTTTGCGGCCTGCTCTTCCCTGTGCCATTGCGCACATTCAGCGTCACAATAAATGCCTGATTCAATCGATTCATTGCAGTAACGACACTTCCCTGTAAATACCTGGCTCACGACCTGTGCCTGCTTTCTGATGTTATCGATGGCCATGTCTTTGAGAGCTTCTAACTGATTCATGCTCAGCTCTGCATCATCAACACGTTCTGCCAATTTTGTTTCCTCGTGAAGAACCTACTTAAGGGCAGAATGATACATTTCACAATCAAAATTGCACTAATAATTTTCTTTTATTGAGTTAAATATTCAACAAATGACTAGCGGTAGAATCACCATCATCTATTTCTGGCAGGCTGACTATGGCTACATCAATCACTACAACCCAAAGCACCCGGCAATATCCTCTGTCGCGGTATGACGACCGCAACATAGCCGATCCAATACTCAGGGCAGAGCTGCGCAAAGAGGTGATGCTTATGTGTGAATCGAACGACAAGAATCTGACGATTTATTACGTTCTTCCCGATGAGCAATATCGCCCGGATTTGCTGGCTTACCGTATGTGGGGCATAGCAGAGCTACGCTGGGTTGTGACGCTCGCCGCCGGGCTTGAGGATGAGTCTCAGGGTATGACTGTTGGCAAAAAATTAAAACTCCCACCTGCCACTTGGATCCGCGAAATGATTCGCCATTTCCAATACGACGGCCAGGTAATAGGGACATTATCCATTGCGTAAGGGAATTGAATGCCAACTGAATATGCTCGCGACAACCTTGGTCGCTATCAGACCGATGGATTAAGTGCAAAAGACTTTAACAAGGTCTTCGATCTTATCCGTAAACAGCAGCGTCAGAATCGGCGAAACGCGCGGCGTACACTCACCCCAAGGATTATGGGGATGCGTAACCGCGAACTTGAGGCATTCCTCAGCCTTGGGAAAAAGAAAGATGGCACCTACTTTACGCCCGAAGATATACGCAGTTTCAACACCTCAAGGCAGGCTCATAAAACCAAATTCAAGAGCACGGTACCAGGCATTACCTATGCTCAGCTGGTGGCGCAGTCCACCAGCATTGATATAAAACGCGCTAACAACAAAGTTTCTGATGGCACAGGGATCAAAGCCGCGACATTCCTCGGGCTAAAACACAACCTTGCATTGATATCTGTTAATGCCTCGGATGAGTCGGTCCACCAGCATCACCGTGTCAGAATTCGATTTGAGGAATGGGATAAAGCCGTTGAGGAAATTGCTGAAGACGGTGCGAAAAAAGCCCGAATCGCTGCCGATCTCTGCAAGGGCCGGGTATCTTTCGACTGTGATTGTGGACGCCATCAATACTGGTATCGTTATATGGCCACGGCTGGTAACTATGCTGTCGCGCCGCCAAAAGAGTATGCATTCCCCAAAATCCGCAACCCTGATCTGACTGGTGTAGCCTGCAAACATGTGTTGCACGCTATGACGCGTTTTCAGCCTCCCACATGGCACAAGGCCATCATTATTGCCCTGGAAAAAGCAGCTGAACAGGTAGCCTTCGGCGATGACAAGCGGAAGACAACAACCTATTTCAAAGGCGAACTGGCTAAATCGCTCGCGCGCAACCGGACAACAACGACGGATCAGGCTAAAGCTGCGCGTGAGTATGAGCTGTATCTGAAATCTCAGGATGCATTAGGCAAAAAACTACGCGCAAAAGATAGCGCCACGGACAACGTTCGCCGGTTGTTAAAAAAAGCTCGCACCACGGCAAACAGGAAGAATGACGAACTAAAAGCATCGCGGGTGAGGGAAGCCCAGGCTCGCGCTGAAGCCGACGCTCTCAAAAAAGCCCTGCAAACGCAGGCGAACAACCTCATAAAGTTTTTCATGAGTCAGGGAATGGACAAGGCCGCTGCCACTGCGCAGGCGCGAAGCATTCTTGAGACACAAATTAACGAAGCCCGTAAACGGAAAGGATAATCGATGGCTGGTTTCTTTGATGACATGTTTGAGGACACAGAACCATCACAACAAGTGACTGGTGATAACCTCCCGGACACCGAATCGGATCCGGATATTCCAGGCGAAGGTTCTGAACTGATTGAAGAGGAAGATATTGATGCTGAAATCGAAACCGATGGTGTTAACGTTGGTAATATTGTTGATCCTGTGGAGGACAATCACCTTCCCAATCTGGATCACGGCCTGCTTAGTGATTCTGGTGTGCGCCACCGTTATCAAGGTCATGCAGTTTTTAATAACCTTGTGCGGATGGACTGGCTCAAAGCAATCAAGCTAGACCCTGACTCATTCGATGCAGTTCTGTATCGCGCAATACCTTACAGAGACAAAAATGCACCTGAAACGGCATCTGAAATAATAGAACCGAACCAACGCATATATGACTATCAGGATCCAGAACTGATAACGGCCCTCGACTGCCTGGATGAGATGGACGCCTTCTACGCGCTATACGACGGCAGTGATAATACGGGAATTAGCGACAGTGCTTTAATCCTTCGGTTAGCCGCCGTCAATGTGCCAGTGGGTTCTATGCTCGAATGGCTGGAACAGCTGTCAGACGGCACAACCATTCGCCGCTTCTGGTACATCCATAAAATATTCAATTACGGCACTGCCAGGGTAGGCAGTTTGTTTTATTGCGTGCCTTCACGCGCCTTTGAAGGGAATTTCATCGGTGATTCTGAATAATCAGGAATGGCTACTGGCCATCTTTAAGAAAAAAGGTCTTACTCCAACCGGTAAGCTGGAATTTGCCACTATTGATGGCATTGATTCGGCGCTCGCACAGGCTTTAAACGAAGCGTTCGACTCACAAGTTGTCAGCTTTAATGATCGCACTAACCAGTCATTCAGGGAGTTCCTGAAACGCACACCAAGAGATCGCATAACGCTCGGCACTTTTAGTGATGTGAAGGAGTGGTTGTCGTCATTTGAAGCCGATCGCGCCGGGCGCAAAGATACAGCCTCTGCTGGCCCGGTAAATAAGCTGGCAATGCCGCTTGTGAATCTGTCTCGTTCTCCCGCGTTTTCAATTTATGAAGGTGAACTGTGCCGGGATAATTACGATGAAGGGCATGTCACCAATGAAAATGATGAGATTGAAGCCCTGGTATCGACTATCCCTTTCTCACTGGAATATTCGCTATGGATAGCCAGTGACGAGAAGGAATCTCTTGGGATGGTTTCAACTGCATTAGCATTCTGGCTACGAATGTATGCCAGCCTCGGGCAGGCATCTTTCACTCACATTGCCAATGTCGGCGGTTATGAGATACCGGTTACCTGTTACATAGAAGGGCAAAAATCAATCGCATTTCAGGATCTGACCACCGGCACCGCCGACAACAGGCTGTTCGCGGTTGGATTGAACCTCACCGTTGTGGCGGAACTTCCTATCCTGGCTTATATGCAGCAAACCACCGGCACCATAACGGTAAAAGCGAAAATTCTGGAGGAATGAGATGGCCACAAAGACCACCACAGCCCCGGAAACTGATTCAAAACGCACTCAGCTATTCCTGCAATCTGTTTCAATTGGGCAGAACGAAATCCCTCGCGAAATGATCGTAGGATGTACCTATGTCGAACCTGGGGAGCTATCTGGTCCCCAGCTTATGCTCATGGTCAGGGATTCAACGGCTTACGTGGTCAATAAGCTGGGGGTGAAATTTGGGACAATACTGACAGTTTCACTTGGTGATCCGGAAGGTCATGGCGGCATCCTCTTCTCGGAAGAGTTCTTTGTTCTTAAAGCGCCGCGCAAGGACGATACTGTACTGATTTACGCGTTTAGTAACCCGGTGCGGTTATTAAAAGTTCCGTCCACCAGCGCACAGTATTTTGTTGATAAGCCCCCATCAGCCGTAGTTTCCTCTCTTGCCCCTGGTCTGAAGGTAAATGCTGACTCATTCAGAAAAACATCCACATACCACCTAAATGTTGGAGAAAAACCGACCAAGGTATTGCAGGAGATAGCCCGGGATACCGGTTCTATGTGCTGGGCATCCAGGGGGACGATCAATTTTAAAAGTATGGAAAAAATGGCAAACGCAGCTCCATCGCTTACTTATGAGTCCGCCAATCCCAACACATCCGGATTTACAATTAGTCAGTTCAACATCCTGAATGCCGATTATGAATACCAGCGCCGCCACAATTACAGAATGGCCAGTTATGACATGACCAAAGGTGTGGTTTACTCAGGTAACCAGGAAGACCCCATTAAATTTACGAGCAATCCCGATCCTACCGCGCTGGCGAACTACAACAAATTTATTCTCCCCCGCCTCGATATGCTGGTGGAAGGAAATGCCGCGCTAACTCCGGGTACGACGCTGAAAATTGTCGTGCATAACACGGCAGGTGACGGAGAACTCGATGAATCTATCCCTGACAAAATGATAGTGATGTCCGTGACTCATTTCGAAGACCGCTTTCGTTTTGTCAGCCGTGCACAGTTAGGAGTGGTGAATGGGTAGTTTGACAGGGAAGTATCGGGCTGTAGTGGTAAGCGTCGATGACCCTAAAGGTCTGATGCGTACGCAAATACGCGTTGTAGGCATGATGGATGGGCTACCAGATGCCTCATTGCCGTGGGCAGAAGCCATATTGTCCAATGCAAACACATTTTCACCATTTCTGCCCGGCGATAAAGTATGGGTAGAATTCCCCTACAATGGAGATTCGCGATGGCCATTGATAATCGGTTATGCACAGGATGCATCCGGTGGCGCTCCCAATGTGCCGCCTGAAGCGTCAGGACAAGGTGAAGGCTATGTACCGCCTGAAGTCGAAGGTGCACCAGCACAACCATCAACCAGCGCCAAAAAAGACTTTATTTCGTCGCGGAACGGACTAATGGAGGTCCGGACGGCGGGCGGAGCCTGGGCCGTTACGCACTTGAAAAGTGGAACAACAATCGGGTTCAACGAGGCTGGGGAGTTATATGCCATTTCTCAAGGTCCGGCATTCATCTCTTCCGCAGGAAATCTCGATATAAAGTCAGGCGCGGATGTCGCCCTGAAGGCGGGGGGAAGTATGGCGATAGAGGCCAGCGGGAATCTATCCATAAAAGCCGCTCAAGTCTCTGTTGACAAGGCTTAAGAAAAGCCCGGCGATCGGGCTTTTCTTTTATAATGGGTTCAATTTTTATCCGTTACCTCGCGACGGTTTCTGCGTGATAAACGTCTCAAGCATCTTTTCCGCAATTGCCGACCAGGTGTGACACTGGACCTTTTCAGCATTTTTCACGCGATCAACGCGAGCAATAACCTCATCCCAATCAATCCGCGACTTGATAACCATATGGTTCACCAAAGCCAGGCGATCTGGCGGAAGGCAATCGGGAGGCGTTAATACCAACGCCCCGCACATTGCCGCCTCAAGAACAGTTAATCCAAGGCTTTCGGGATGCGTAACGATAAAAACGTCACTCTTACGCAATTCAGCTGCAAATTCGGTTGCTGGCACCGGCGTCCGTCTGTATGGAATTACCGAAATATTCCCCGGATCAATGGTAACCAATCCGTCATCAGTCAACGTTCTGGCCTCATACGGAACGGTCAGACGCTGAAGGTTCATAAGGATACTTAAGGAGTGATCAAAACCACTAACATCAAATGCAGCGTGGTCTACAAAAATACGCAGAACATCGTCCGTTTTGGTTTCCAGATGGAACAGCTCCTGATTCGCTGCCCATCCAACATGTTTGTTAAAGCGATTATGACGTTCTAACCGACCGGGATTATCCAGGTACCGCCAGGTATCATCGCGGACAGTAAAAGTAATATCGACTGGTGCCGAATCCAGCATAGAACCGTCATATACCTGGGCTACCCATCCAGAGAATCGGCGACACAGTTGCATGCCTATTTCCCTGGGTACCGTAGTAAAATACCTCAATCCTGGTGCCAAAATGGCCTTCGCAGAACATGCTGTCGCAGCAGTCAACACAGCTTCAACATAATCCTCGGGGCTTTCGACGCCAGGGGAATATGGACGATGGTATTGCATTGTTACCCCTGCCTCACTAAAGGCGCAGGCCAGGTTATAAGACCACATTTCCGTATATGTTTTCACATCACTGATGGCTGCAAATTTTCGCCCAATGATCAGGATGTTCATCGGCTTTTCCTCATTCCATTGCATTAATAATCCTCTTGCCAGTCAGCACCGGCATAGTTATCAAACCGTGAGTATTGGCCGTTAAAAGCCAATCTCACCGTGCCAATTGGGCCATTTCGTTGCTTTCCGATAATTACCTCGGCAATGCCCTTCATTTCGCTATCCGGGTGATAAACTTCGTCGCGATACAGAAACATAATCAGGTCTGCGTCCTGCTCAATTGCTCCTGATTCACGTAAATCTGAATTTACCGGTCGTTTGTCCGCACGCTGTTCAAGCGATCGATTAAGTTGTGACAATGCCACCACCGGTACTTGTAATTCCTTCGCCAACGCCTTCAGTGAGCGAGAAATCTCGGCAATTTCCAGCGTTCGGTTATCTTGCAGCTCGGGGACGCGCATAAGTTGCAGGTAGTCGATCATAATCATGCTCAAACCACCATTTTCTTTATAAACACGACGAGCGCGGGAACGTAGCTCTGTCGGCGTCAGGGCGCTTGAGTCATCAATAAAAATATTCTGCTTGTCCAACAGAATACCCATTGCGCCAGAAACCCGCGCCCAATCCTCGTCGTTAAGTTGCCCTGTCCGAATACGAGTCTGATCAACGCGTGCAAGAGAAGCCAGTGAGCGCATCATCAGCTGGTGGCTCGGCATCTCAAGGCTAAAAACCAATACGGGCTTATCGTTACGAACTGCGGCATTTTCGACGAGATTCATCGCAAACGTGGTCTTCCCCATAGATGGGCGGGCGGCGACAATGATGAGATCGGACGGCTGAAGCCCTGCCGTCTTCTTATTGAGATCGGTAAATCCCGTATCAAGCCCCGTTACACCATCATGTGGTCGCTGAAACAACTCTTCTATGCGAGATACCGTTGCATCGAGAATGCTGGCGATATCTTTTGGACCACTACCGCTCTTTTGTCGTTTTTCAGCTATTTCAAAAACGCGGCGCTCGGCCATATCCAGCAATTCATTGCTGCCCCTGCCATCCTGCGCATATCCAGCTTCGGCTATTTCATTTGCGACGGAAATCATTTCACGAACAACCGCGCGTTCACGAACGATATCCGCATAAGCACAAATATTTGCCGCGCTGGGCGTGTTCTTTGACATCTCCGCAAGGTACGCAAAACCACCGGCGCGTTCTAATTTACCGTTCTGTTCAAGTGCTTCAGCAAGTGTTATCAAATCAATCGGTTTGCCATGACTTAATAACCTCTCCATCTCACTGAAAATTTCACGATGAGCACTGGTATAAAAATCATCAGCAACTATACGATCTGCAACTTCATCCCAGCGGCAGTTATCAAGCATTAAGCCACCAAGTACAGCTTGTTCTGCACTAAGGGAATTTGGCATGGATTCAAGAGGGGATGCAGACATTAGCACTCCACCCAGGCGTGCTGAATGTCAGATATAATCGGCATACTCAAATCACTCCTAACGATATGAGTCATCACCAGAAAATCAGGATTAATGCGCCGGACTCTTCCCGGCTGTCACACCGAATCGCCAGGATGGTGAATCCCTTTACCCGAGAAACAACAAACGGTGGCTTGCACATTCCGGCTACCTGGTTCGTTGCCTGAGCTAGGGGCAAGGTTCCCCCCTTTTAACGTCACCAGACCGCTAACGACGCATGTGCCAGACGCCGTGTTACAACCAAATATGGTGGCCCCTACCGGACTTGAACCGGTGACCGTGCGATTATGAGTCGCCAGCTCTAACCACTGAGCTAAAGGGCCGGATTACTGTTTCCTGAGTGCTTCTATGACGCCAGCAATACCGCCTACAACTATGCCAGCAATGACAACGAGAACAATTGGATGCTTGTCAGCAAAATCCCAGAAGCCCATCACTGATCCTTAGAAGCTGTTTTTAATATCGGCCATACCAATGTTACAGCTACTGCTACCAACGCCCCGTCGGATAAAACCGACAGGATTGTGCTGGTGAAATCCACCAGCACAGATAGCACGAGAAAAACCAAAGCCAGAATTAGACGTGCTTTTATAACCATCAGATATACTGTTCCAGTGGTAATTGAAGAGCCTGGGCAATTTTCTTCAATTGCTCCTGCTCTTCTGCCCCAATGCCATCCTGGTCAGCAATATCAATGCATAGGCACAGAACATCTACCGCATCATTAGTTCCAGACACGTCAGCCAGTTCACGTAAAGCCTGGGCATTCGCTCGGCGCGGCGAGGCTTCATATTGAGCGCGAATATTGGCGCTCATCTGGGCAATTTCACCGGAGAACGGCGCAAAGGCAGGAAGTGCTGCAATGGTTTTTTCCAATACTGCAATTTCTTTCGCATCGCAGGTGCCGTCAGAGTATGCAATGGAATATGCGCCCCAGACAGTCGCTTCCACCGCATCACGGTTTTCCATCTTCTTGACTCCGCCAGCCGCTTTGCGGAATTTCTTTTTGAGAATGCCGAGCATTTATTAACCTCATTACTGGTTGGGAAATAAGGTTGCGGTGCCGGGTGCTTCCCGGTGTCCTTTAGCTGGTTATCCACCGTGGACGGGGAAATAAGGAGAAATAATGGACAGATATAACCATTTCCCCGCGTGCGCTTAGCCGCATTCACCGCAACGGAAAGAGCATTCCTGGTGGACCTGTAGATTGGGATATGAACCCGTTACAGGAGAATGCTCTTACCTGTTACGTGCTCCGTTTCGTGGAGCTAACGGCGGGTGATCGGGCCGCACCAGACTGGACTTATTTCAGCGTTATGCTCATGCCAGAGAATCAAACTGTGATGGTCGGTGCTGAACTCCGACACAGGGTTGTAGCAAGCCCCGCAAAGCGCGCACTACTGTAGTTGCGGCACATCAGCCTGTGCATTCACCACAATGTTGAGAACACTGGTTGTCACGCTGCAACGCAACATTTATTCGTAGATTGGGATATGACCCCGTTACGCCAGTGTTCTCAACGTTGTAGTGCCGGTTACGGTTCCGGCCAGGCCTCTTCCTCAACGGGGTGTTCTCCATACGGACTACCGTTTATTGGTCGTTCCTGCGGTTTATGTTGTGAAGCCAGATGCTTATCTTCTGGTTGCTTCAAAGAGCTGCACTTCATCACAACGGTAAGGGTACTTCGTAGGGATTCGAACCCTCTGCCAAGCTCGGCGATCTCCGACGTCGCAAAATACCCTTACCTGTTGTGCTGGTGCCGATTAACGGACTCGAACCGCTGACATCCTGCTTACAAGGCAGGCGCTCTACCAACTGAGCTAAACCGGCATTGGCGATGGTGGATGGATTTGAACCATCGACCCGTTGATTAACAGTCAACCGCTCTAACCGCTGAGCTACACCATCACTTGCCGGGTACGTCTCCGGCGAGGGCTTCCACCTCCGTATGCTTTTCGGCGCACCGCGCCCTGGCTGCAATTCGGTAACAGGGGATGCACAACCCTGGCTTCCAGCGTGATTAGCGCCTTCAGCATGACGGGATATACCCGTAAATTCGTGGAACTGTACCCAAAGTGCTGTTAAGCACCGCTGTTACGCTGAAAAGAAAACGCAACAGGAAAGGACGCTGACCAACAGATGGCCCCTTCTCGTTCATCTGGTTAATCACACCAGCGCCCTTACCTGTTGTGCCTCCCCGTTCCCTAATACACAGACGGGGACACTCTGCGGTCGATTTTTTGACGGGGGACGACTCATACCCCGTGGCATCTGGCTTCTTAGGCCGCTACCATCATCAGATCATCGTTTGCATTTACTTTAATGGTCAGTTTCTAAACCGCCGCAAAGTCGCTAACCATGACGAAAACCCTGAAAAAAACGCCCACCCGAAGATGGGCAAACTGGAAGCTCGTAACGCACTTCGGCGTTGCCACTTAGGCGCATGGTCAACCTGGCAACTCGGTGGTTTGTCTGGGAGGACTAGGCCCAGCCATGCTTACCGCCGCGCCTGTCGCGGCTAACAGCTAAATCGCTCTATAAATCACGATTCATTGAGGCGATATTACACTAATAAATTTATTAGAGCAATATACCCAAAACGTCATGAGCTACACCTCGAGTGTCCCCCTTACAAGACACAGAACGTCTGGCAAAAAGAGGTTCCACTCTGAAGCCACTGTCATGATAAAGCTCTCTGATGTTTGGCGCGCCACTGTTAGTAATGAGAACCTTTGCACCTCGACGATGAGCATCCGTCAACAGAGACACCAGGCGTTTTTGCTCTTCAAACTTAAAGTCATGACCGGAATAGTTCGTGAATCCCTCTGTATTTGGAAGCGGTTCATACGGCGGATCGCAAAAGATGACATCTCCTTCTCCGGCAGCTTCAATCACCGCTGCAAAATCACCGCATACAAACTCAGACCGCCCTTCCGCACCGAGGAAGGCTTCCATCTCCTGTAATGGGAAATACGGAGTTTTATACTTCCCGTAACCGACATTGAACTCACCGGCCTGGTTGTAACGCGTCAATCCGTTAAAACAATGTCGGTTCAGGAACAAAAACGCCGCTGCGCGATGTAAATCATCATAGACTTGTTTGTTAAACGCATTCCGTACTGCCAGGTATCCTTCCTGTGTGTTGTAGTCCTGGAAGAAACGATGCGCCAGTGTGATAAGTGAATGCGCCTCGCGTTGCAGAGTCTTGTAAAAGTTAATCAGGTCAGCATTCACATCATTTAGCAGATTTTCCTGGTATCCGGCATTCGTGAAGACAGCTCCGCCACCGACAAAAGGTTCGATCAGGCGCTTCCCTTCTGGCAAATAGCGAAAGATTTGTTCCAGAACACCAAATTTTCCACCAGCCCATTTGAATATGGACCGTTCGAATTCTGCCGCTGGTTTAACTTTTCGCTCTTTTGTTTCACTTCCTTCTTTCTGCCGACATACGGCCTTAGTAATCCGATCGCCAATCCAGCGCATTACTGGTATTGCCATACTATTGCCGATCGCTTTGTAACGCGGTCCGTCAGCTGCAAGCATCGCGGCCTCTTCTTCGCTTAAATCTGGATAGTGATTGCGAAGATATGCCAGTTCATCTGAATTAACTTTTTTACGCTTTTCCGTAGGGATCAACGTATGCCCATCAGGAAAACCTTGAAGTCTCTCACATTCGACAGGGGTAAGACGGCGGACAGCTACTTCTTCGTTTCTTACTTCATAGCAAACAGCAGTTGGATTTTGAGCCATTAGAGATGGTGAAGTATTCTTAGTTGCTGCATGTTGTGTACCACTCATACGCTCAGGAAAAGCCAATGTAACAAGATGCTCATGGTTTTCTTGCTCACGCGCCCGCAATGTACCATGCCCTTCTGACCAAAAACCTGCTCCAGTGCTGCTAAAAACGGCAAGGTCAGTGGCATCTTTAAAGTCTCTTGCCTTTACTGTCGATGCGGTTTCATCGTCAATATATTCCCCAAATGCCGCCATCCTGAAACCGTTTACGGATTTCGTCGATTTCATACCGGGGGACATGCCAGCGTGTAGGCATGGATTTAGGCTTTCGCCACTGATTGCAGCGCCATTTGCAGTAATGGCGGAAGCGATTTCCTTCTTTTTTCGGCTCGGCGCAATATTCCGGCGCACGCCTTCGAACTCAAAAAGTACCGTTGCGGGATCGAGGTCTGTTCGAGCACTTGCGACAACAAACACGCGTCGGCGTCGTTGTGCCACTCCGAAGTATTGGGCATCAAGGATTCTCCAGGCCACCTTTCGCTGCGGTCCATAAATACAACCACACTGCGGCCACTTTGGAACATGGCAACCGGTTTTGCCATCCCACCGCCAGAACGCGTTGCTTTTTCCTGATTCAGGTCGATCACCTGGTTCAAATGGCACATCTTCTCCAGCCAATCCGGCAAGGAAACATCCGAAGGCGTTATCTGCCGATGACAAGACTCCTGGGACATTTTCCCAGACGATAACGGCTGGTTTGAGAAATGACTCAGCCCGTTTGTCGTCAATTGCATTTGCAAGCTCCACATACTTTAAAGTTAGCGCGCCACGCTCATCATCAAGCCCACCACGTAATCCCGCGATACTGAATGCCTGACAGTTATGGACCACCGCACCATTGAGGATATAGGAATGATCACCTTCGACTTCTATGTTGTATACAGTATCTAGGCCTACCGATTTAAACTCTTTGACTGTTCGTAAAAGCATTCCATGAGCCAATCTTGATTTACGTGACAATTTCTGCGGGCAGATTGTTACCTGATAATAATTCCGTTGATTTACCACGCGATCCTCGATCACTTTTTTGGGCTCAACTTCAATAAAGCTGACCGAAGAAACATAACCACAAGTCTGTGACAACCCCGCAACGCCCCAAGCAAGCGCAGGACTAACACTATTAATTCTAAATCCCGCTTTACCACTTGGTGTCCCATCAGTATCAAGATAGCCTTGTAAAAACACATGACGCAATGGATGCGACATCACCCATGCAGGGATACGTTTAGCATGGCTTAACTCGCCAAAATGTTCATTAAGCCAATTGGCATAACACGTATCATTCAAGGTTACTTTGATGCTCCCTCGGATTTCGCTTGCCACGGAAAACATGTTTTCTGGTATGCGGCAATGAAACTTTCTCAATTTCTGGCAATTTATGCCAAAAACAACCGCCTTCTTAGATTTACCTCTCCATCTCCTAATATATCCATCGCCAACATAAGCGCCCGCAAGATACATAGCCTGTTCTTCAGACAAGAACCGAGAACAAATATCTGGAGATGCAATATTGAAATTAGTTAGAGCGCACCATTGATATCCCGGCATATCACATGCTGCTCGCCATTCCGGTTCAGACAACAACTCTCTCTTAAAATATGTACCATTTTTCCGGGTGTTTTGGGCTTTCCACCGAACAGCCAGGAAGGGATGGTCATTGGTTGTTCTTATACCTAAAGGCTGCCCAACGGCATTAAGTAACCCCGTATTAGCTATTTTTGAACCAACTCTTTTTACTTGTTGTAACCGCCCGAGATGACTGACTACGTAATCGCCAGGGCAAACATCTTCTATTGGTTTATAACCATTTTTACAAAGAACCATATGCCCCGCGGTAAAACATGGTGTTCCCCCGACGAGCACGTCAGGGGATTCGATTTCCCCAGCCAAGACTTTTTTGGCAAGTTTTGTCATGTCGCCAAGGTTGGCGACATGGGGCCAGCGGAGCGCAAGAACGGCAGATGGAAAAGGCTCGATTTCAGCAAACCACGCCGGACGCATACCCAACGGTTCCCAGGCAATACTCGCGGCTTCAATTCCACTGCAAACAGATCCGTAGCACAGCTCTTTCACTGCTTAGCCTCTCCGCCAAGGGCATTTACCAGAGCATCAACCAGGCACGAAATTTCACTGGTCAACAGGAAGAAATCTGCGTCCAGTCGCTGCGCAACATCTTCACTATCAATATCAGCGTTCTGCTCAAGCAATTCATCCGCAAATTTGACGCTGGTAAGGCTGAAGTTATGGTCCAGTGTAAATTTAATGCGGTTCTGCCAGTCGAGTGCCAACTTAGTGACGAGCTTGCCAGCTTCCAGGTGTGTGGATATTTCATCACTTCCCAAGTCCTGCTTTTTCACTCGGGCAATACCGCCATCCTCAAGCACTGCCTTAAGTTCTGCCGCATCCCCCATTTGAAATCCCTGCGGAGCACTACCATCACGCACCCAGTCGGTCAGCGTTAACTCAATTTGATTTTCAACACTTAGGGGCACAACAGGAAGAGAACCCAGAGATTTACGCATAAGCGCGAGCATATCCTCTGCCTGCCGCGCGCTGGCATTGATATAGATACGTTTAGTTGAACCGTCGTAGATCGCCTGGATAACAGAAAACTTTGAAAAAGCCCGTGGCAGAAGAGAATGCAGAACTTCGTCTTTCAGGGAGTCCTTCTCTGTTTTCTTCAGTTTACGCGCTTGTTCTTGCTCAAGTTTTTCAATTTTTTCTTGAATAGCTCGCTGGATAACCGGCGGGGGAAGAATTTTTGTTTCGCGCTTTGCTTCAACAAGGATAAAACCATTTCCATGCATAGCGATAACTTCGGAATTATCACCAAATGGAGATACAAAACCGAACTTGGCCATATCCTGACTACCGCATGGCGTGAAAAGGATCATTTTCTTTTTATCTTCTAAGTCGGTCAGATCCGCCTCACGAGAAAGTTTATAAATAGTAATGTTTTTCCAGTGCTTAAACATGTTGTAACCCTTGAATATCAACCACAGAAAGCTCGTCTTTGTAGAAAAATGCCAGGTTGTGGCACCCCCTCGTTTGAGCGTATGAGCTGGGACCAATTTCGTTCTTCCAGACAAATGGCTTCAAATCCGTACGGCGAAGCATAAAAACGCGATTTGTTCCGCTCTGATTCCCAATGAGGCAAAAGCCTTCTTTCACCTTGATAGCCTGCAAGTTGTCGAGTTCACCGCTGGTTACACGGCTATCGAACTCCTTGCGGCTTATTAGCTCCATCTGCATCTGACGACTCCAAACAAATGCCCATTGAAGGGCGATGGCTGAATGGTACCGAAAACACGACATAAAAAACAATATTTATTAGAGCAATTTTGCAATAAGTAAACGCCATACAGACCACAAATAACCTAAGTTAAAATAATGAAAATCAGAGCAAATAATTGGTGGTGATGTGGCGAGTATTGCAACAAAAGACAGCATTTGTTCGGGGCACGGAGGATTCCCATCCAGGCCTCCCGTAGAGAGCGAACCACTACTTAAAGTCAACGGAGTCGAAGTGTTAGTTGATGGTAAGCAATATGCACAGCATACCGATGGGAACAGCACGCACGGCGGGCAAGCTATATCAACCAGGGCATGGTTTACCGTCAACGGGAAAGGGATCGTATGCGTTGGTGATCCTGTTTCATGCGGCTCTACCGTTGCAGCCGGAGACGGCCTGGTTCAGGTAAGTTAGGAGATATCATGCTGGAAAAAGACTACCAGTTATCCGCATATAAAAAATTGGCCGCAGCCGGTGGGATGAAAACACCTGGTGCCATAACATCGGCACGAAACAGTGCTAACACGGCAAAACAGCTTGCAGAAGAATTGATCGGATTAATTTTGGATACAATTGTCTATCCCGACACTATTACCAGCTATGTTTCAACGATCAGAACAACCACAACCGGCTTAACGAACATTGGAGAACTGGCAACTAAGCACGCGGACCTGTTGGCTGGTTATGCAGATCTGTCAATGCTGCTTCAACTCGATATTGGTTGGGATGTTTACTGCCGTGCTAATGAGCGAGAAGTATCAGAACTGCCGATCTCTATTGCCATTGGTGATGTGACTATTACTAAATCGCTTGAGGACGCTGTAAACGCGCTTAATACATCAAGTTTAGTCGCTGCTATGGGGGAGATTAACCAGACCCTTAACACTGGCTCAGGAAGCTCGTCAGGCTCTGGTTCAGGCGGCGGCACTGCCACTCCACCACCAGCACTAACAGAAGAGCAAATTGAATCTCTGAAAGTAGCAACTGAACAGTTTGGGGTTGTTTTCAACCAGACAACAGCGCCCACAACTGCGTTACAACAGCAGTATGAACGAGCGAATGAAAGCGCCAACGTAGCCATAACTGCTTATAACCATGCTATCGGTACCGCGCTTGCGGAAGCATCAGCAAATAAGGTCAGCACAGCCAGCGCAGTTGCCGCTTTGGTTCCTGATTCTGTTCTTGATGAATTAAACAAAGCGGCACAGTAACAAAGGACTTCATTGATAATTTTTCTTCAGGAGGAAGACATGTCATTCTTTTCTACGTTAAAAACAGCTTTGTCTTTGAAGGAGAAACTTGCTGCTACTGGTGTTCTTGTTCTGATTTGCGCACTTGTTGGTGCTGGGTTTGCGTGGGAACGTCATCAGCTAAAGCAAGCTATGGAGAAAATTGGCAGTCTTGATCAGGCTGTTAAGGTACGTGATAAGTCAATAATGGATCTTAACCAGACCATTGAGACGATGAACAAAGCAGAGCAACATTTTCACAGCCAGGAAGTGAAAAATGAATCAGAACAAGCCAAGTATGCTGACAGGCAAATGGAACGAAAAGCTGAAGTTCAGAAACAACTTGTTGCGGCGGGTAATGTTCGCCAGCGTATTCCTGCTGACACTCAGCGGTTGCTCCGGGAGTCGATCAGCGAATTTAACGCCGACGCCGACAAAGGTTAACCACCCTGCCCCAAAAAGTGCATTTATGTGCAGGATGCCAGAGTTTAGCAGTGAATATTTTGATGATCTGCCAGCGTATATCCTCGATACAGAAACGATGCTGATGGGGATTAACAGGAAGAATCGCAACGTTAATGATTACAACCGAGCTATTAGCGGTAACTAAAAGGGATTTTTATGTCTGATAAAGTAACAGTAAAGCAAACTATCAACAAAGCGACTTCAATCTACAAAATTGAGCAAATCACTGTTGGCAAGCCAGGATCTGAACAATACCGTCGTGCTTTCGAGCTTGCCGATCAGCTTGGTTTAAAACACCCGGATTGCATTGAGCATGTATTTCCGACCTATGCTGATGAGCAATGTACTCATGTTCTTACCGAAGAGGATTTTTTCAGCACTGAAGAACGAGAAGGCGTTGATCGCTGCATTGGTGTGATTTGTTCTTCGGTAAGTGATGAGTTATTCCCTAATGTGCCTGAATATGGTGGTATTGGATACCAATTCCTGTACGAGGGCGATGAGCTTAAATGCTATCGAGCGCGACGTGACCCGTCGCGAGCATGCCCAGGAACTGCGCACCTACCTGCAACTGGCCCCGTTCGGCCTGTCCGACTTC